TGGCATGCAGGTAATGATGGTTCTGGTAGTGGGTTAGATGCTGATACACTTGATGGATTAAACTCTACAGCATTCTTAAGAAGTGGTGCGAGTGATATAATAGATAGTCATACTAGTGGCTCAAACTTACAAGGCTCTTACTTTTTACAAGGCTGGGGAGACGCAGATCATTCTAATAACGGACCAATTGGTGATTTTCTTAGATATAAAGACGCAACACTTTGGGGATACAATGGTAGTTCCTGGACAAATTTAGGAAACTGCGACGGAGTATTAGATGGAAATTATGCTCATCAGTATGGAGGTCTTACACTATCTCAAAGTTATCAAGAATTTGTAATTGACTTTGGAGCAAACTTAGGATATTCTTTCCCAGGAAAATTTAGAATGCAACATAGTACAAATGGTAATACTATGGCAATTTATCTAGAAACAAAAGAATCAATAACAAATGGGTATGAGAGTGGTTATACAACTGAAACAACTATATCAGGTGTTGGTAGTTGGCCGGGAGAAACTGTAACAAAAGTTTCTTTTGGTGTAGGCTCATCTTATAGAAATAATTTTAGAATTCGTATTGTGCCTACATGGTCACATGCATCGAATAGTATTACAATTGGAGGCATACAGCTAACAGGATTTTATGGTAGTATAACAAAAGCATATATTACAACTCATGACAGAGCTTTTAATGTGCTTGAATCACTACAAATAGACGGAACAACTGTTTTTACCAATGCAAGACAACTTGCAAATGTAGCTTCGTTAGACTCAACTACTATTGGAGCATTTGAAGGACAATTCTTAAGAAGTAATGCAAATGATACTGCGAGTGGTAAAATTACTTTTACAGCCGCGGAAAGTGTCGAACTTACTGGTATCAGAGGTGCAGCCCTCGGATCACAGACTGGTGATTTTATACAGATGTATGAAAGAGTTCATATTGGAAGTCCGGCTGGTTGGGGACATAGTAGTACGGCAGCTCCTTCTGGTGGATTATCTGTTTATGGTGGTGTAAATGTTGCAACAAGTGGTTCTGGTACTTTAACGCGAAATAGTAATACTGTTTGGGACGCAGGTAATGACGGTGCAGGTTCTGGATTAGACGCTGACACCCTAGACGGTATGCAACCTAAAAGTGCAACTGGTTCAGCAGGTTCTAATCAAATATTAAGAACACATTCAAACGGTTACCTGTACATGCAAAACTGGATAGATGTTGGAAGCGCAGGACTTTATTCTTCTACTTACGGACCTCATTGGTATGCAAATGGTACAAATGGGTGGTTTCATAGAAGTGGAAATTCAACTACCTCTAGACTAGCAATGTCAAACAATTCTAATACTGTAATGGGGTATTTTTATGCAGAATCTGATAATGATATAGGTATATTAAATAATAGTGCTGCTTGGTTATTAAAATGTAAATCTAATGGGAACTTATATAAAGGCGATGAAGCTGGACTAATTTGGCACTCAGCAAATGACGGTTCTGGCTCAGGTTTAGACGCTGATACTGTTGACGGTAAACACAAAGATTTCCTAATGCATTATAAAGGTGTAGTTTCTGGAAACTGGGATACTATTTTCAGTCAGACTGATGGACACATGGGTGTATATGAAGTACAAAATATAACTGGCGGTAGTCACTCTAACTATCCTACAGGCGCATATGGGTATGGTGGGGTACTATCTTGGCAATTAGATAATTCTACATTTAAAATGTATGCACCCCATACTGGAAGTTTATTTATACAAAATGGTTGGAATAATGACGAATACTCTGGTTGGAGAAAAGTCTGGGATAGTGGTAATGACGGCTCTGGTTCAGGACTAGACGCCGATCTTCTTGACGGTGTACAAGGTTCCTCATTCTTAAGAAGTGATGCACAAGATAATGGTGCCCAGTCAGCGGCAAATTACCTAAATTTACAATACCTCTACAATAACAAGTTACTAATCGCTAACGGAACAACCTCATTTACAGACGCCTATAACGATTCACCTTGGTATGGTATAGGTCGAACAAATGTACCAGGATATAATGGTTCAGGATATAACAAAGCTCAGATTGCTTTTTACTGGGGACTTACATTACGAAGTGCTCAAGCAAGAATAGAATTATCTCCAGCAGCAAACGGACCAATTAATTTTGGTGATGGTGGAACAAGTAACTGGGCAAAAATTAATAGTACAGGAATTTATCAAGGTACATCAAATCTTGTCTGGCATGCAGGCAATGATGGTGCAGGCAGTGGCTTAGATGCTGATACAGTTGATGGTGTTCAATTAGCTAATCTTGCGAGAACTGATATTGCAGAAACTTTTACTAACAATCTAGCAGTAGAAGGCAACTTATATATAGGAGCAGGTAGTAACGATGGTTACTTCTTTAGTGACACAAATGGTAGAACTGCCTTTGCAAATGGCGATTTTTACATACAAAACTCTGTAACTAACTACTATAACTATGCAACTAATCAATATATAGGTGACAGTAGTGGAGACAATATACACTTCCGAGCCAATGTCCTTGATGGTACAGGCTGGAGTATTAATGGAGCAGGTAAGTTTAGCACAAGAGATATTCAACTAGAATCTGGATATGTCTTAATGAGATCGAACCATAACTCAGGTCATTTAGAAGGTTCATACAATAATGTAGGTGGAAATAGTACTAAATCAAATCCAATTTATACAATTGGTTCAAGTTACAATCCAGGCGAGTCTGCATTAAGTAATATGTATGGTATTGGCTACAGTCACTCTGATGCATCTTTTTATGGGGGTACAGGAGTTTCTGGTTGGGGAATGTATGTTGCTGCCGATGGCGACGCAAGAGTTTTTCTTGGTGGAAGTAATGGTGTTATAAGTTCTACTGGTCAACATTATGTTGGTACAAATGTAGTTTGGAATGCAGGTAACGACGGATCAGGTTCAGGATTAGATGCCGATACGCTTGATGGTTTAGAGCTACATAATACTCAAGGTACTCAGAACACTGCGAATCAAATAATAAGAACTCAAAACAATGGGTATACAATGTTAGGGTGGATTAATACTACATCTGGAGCAACTTCAAGCACTTTGCAAAGAATTTATTGTTCACAAGATGGCTATATAAGATACCAAACTCCTGCAAACTTTGGAGTTTCAATTAGTCCACATATTAATTATAATACTATAGCAAACACACCAACAATACCAACAAATAATAATCAGCTAACAAATGGAGCTGGTTACATTACAGCATCAAACGGTGCCATAACAAATAAACTACCACTTGCTGGTGGAACAATGACTGGAAATCTAGTTTTAGATTCTGGAACAAATACTTTATTAAATGTTAAATGTGATAATGCTGGTGAAGCCATAGTAAGAGCTGGAGGAGATGGACAAGGTACTGGAGCATTTGAAGTTTCACAAGACAATGGAAGTCATGGTGGAGGAATGTCATACAATGGAGACGGCTCTCCAGCATTCGCATCAGGCGAAACAAATGATTATGTTACATTCTACAGAATTAATGCTGGAACTAGGTATGAAGTATTTTCTTATCCATATTCTGGAAACCAAGTATATTTTAATGACTGGACTTACTATCCAAGTAACTACGGTAACAGAACAACTGGAGATTGGATAAAAAATCAGACAGCTCATGGATATATACAGATTGGCCCAGCAAACACAAGTCATGCTCATATTTATACTGATAGAAGTAATTTCTATTTTAATAAAACCTTACTATATGCTAGTGGAAACTTAATGTGGCACGCAGCTAATGACGGAGCAGGTTCAGGATTAGATGCAGATTTACTTGATGGACTACATGCTTCATCTTTTGCAAGAACAACTGCAACTGCTAGTATTAATATGCAAAACTTTTCTATTACTAATCTAAATGATTTATCTTTTAATGACCCTGGAGTTCAAGAAGGTATTAAGTGGAATGGTGGTAGTCTGTGGCAGATATATGAATCACCAAATAACCAAACAAATGCGGCAGGTAATTTACAATTTACAAGTGGAAGTGGTAACGGTACTATAAGAATGACACTAGATACTAGTAGTAATCTAACTGTTACTGGAGATGTAGTGGCTTTCTCAGATGAAAAGTTGAAAGACAACATAAAAGTAATCGAAAATCCAATAGAAAAAGTAAAACAAATAAGAGGAGTAACTTTTACTAGAAATGATTTAGAAGATGAAAGAAAACATACTGGAGTAATAGCACAAGAAGTAGAAAAAGTCTTACCTGAAGTTGTTCTACATGATAAAGATACTGATATTAAAACAGTAGCTTATGGTAATATGGTAGGACTACTTGTAGAGGCAATAAAAGAACAACAAGAAACAATTAATAAACTAACCGATCGAATTAACGATCTAGAAAAGAAGGAGAAATAAAATGGCAGTAACTTATACGCTAAAAGAAACTTTCACTGGAAAAAGGACTACAAAAACCCCTGATCCAGAGAACGAAGGAAAAACAATTGATACAACTGCTGATGTTACTGACATCGAAGTTGAATTTAAAAGTGATAGCCCTGATGTAACTCATACACGATATGTAAATGTATGCTTTGATGGTAGTGGAAACTACGATGATACAGCTACAAAAGCAAGATGTGCAGAAGTTGCGATGGGAGTCGAAAATAAAATTGCTCTAGGAGTAATTGAAGTACCCGCTTCATAAGAAGCAAGCCAATAAAGGAGAAATATTATGGCAATAACAAAAACAACAAAGGTAGGTAGAATTGAAGTTTACCCACCAATTGATAGTACAGCAGAAGCTACAAAAATGGATGCGCATGAAAGAGTAATGGTTGTATACGAAGACACTCTAGATGATAGTGGTGATGCAGATTTACCTGTAACTGCTACAAGAGTGAAAAATATAACTAAATTAGTTGCTGACGATGGAGCAAACACAGATTATTCAAGCGAAGACGCACTTGTAAAAACAGTGTGTGCGGCAGTTTGGGCCTAAGATATGGCAGTACCTAGCAGTGGATCAATAAGCATGAAAGGAATCTTTTCTGAAAAGAATGAAGATGACTATGGTGCATCAAATATGGACGGCGAGACTGGTCTCAGTTTAAGAGGCTTGTCAAGTAATTCATATAGTGATACTGCGTCTGGTGGTAATATAAATTTAAACACAAGTTATGCAAGTACTGCTTCAGGTGGAGCAAACTTAATAAATAGTCCATATGCAATGTCTGAGTTTCGTGGATACAATCATGATGAAGTAACAGATGCCTTTCCAGGTTCTGGAGAAGATAGCTGGTTTCAAGTTGGTGGACTCGGTGGAGATGCTCCATTTCAATGGGGTAGTGCAACTACGAGTAATGCTTTCTTTGCACAAGCTGGGTGTAATTGTGGGTTTCAGAACGATCAATCAAATGATAGAATTGCAATGAGATGGACTACTTATACTCAAGCAGCTGCATCATCTTATAGCTATGCATATGTAGGTTATGATGGTTTTGCGACAAATACTTTTTATGCAAAATGTGAATACGCAACTTCAACAACGGGATTTGTAGGAACTGCAGAAAATCCCTCTTCTGGCTCTCCTGCAACAAATACTTATACAGCAATAAGTACTTCTAATTATAGTCCTACATGGCAATGGTCGTGTACTGTAAATAGTGGGGCTGGTACAAGAAGTATAACTAGTTTTGGGGGAAGTAATTCAAATCCTGATTGGACAGTTGCTTCGAATAGTAGTGGAGCAAATGCGATATCTGGAACTCCTAGATCCGTATATTTATCAGCAACTCGTGGTACCGGAGGGCCTGGAGGCGGTGGTGGTGAAGGCTTCTGTATACATGAAGATATGTTGGTTTCTACACAAAGAGGTAATATGACTATTGATGATATTATTGATAAAGCACCACCAAAAATATGGTCTTGGAATAAAGACACAAATCAAGATGAACTTGTAGACATATGGGAAATAAAAGTTGTAGAGCATGATACTCTTTATAAAATAAATAATATAATGCTAACTGACGATCACATACTGTATACTGAAAACTACACACCTGTTTCTGTCAATCCGACAAAAGCAAAAGAAAACTATGAAAAAGATTCTACTGAAATAGTAGTAGGGAATAAATTAATGAAGAAAGATGGAAGCTTAGAGACAGTAACCTCGATAGAAGCTTATTCTGGCACTCATAGAACCTATGCAATTAAAACATCACTAGGCAACTTTTATGCCAATGGTGTCCTAGTAGATTCTGAAATATAAAAAAGGGGCTTAACGCCCCTCTTTCTTTTTAGGCCTCTTCGGCCTCTACCACTTCAGGTTCTTCCTGAGGTTTATCAACAACTTCTTTTAGTCTGCTGGTAAACCCTTCTGATGCAATAGTTACTTGGTCTAATTCCATTTGCAAATTTTGTCTTTTTGCGCCTAGATTATTCAAACAAGCAACATAATATTTTGCTTCATCATTTAACTCTGAAATGACATATTTTTTATCATCAAGCATTAAAACAGGCTCTTCCTGTTGTCCTACTTGAGGAGCTATATTTTCTGTCGACATAATGTTCTCCTAAATAAATATATCTTGCCAATTTCCTTGGGTACTACTCTTAGCATACTCTGTAGCACGATTTTCAAAAAAGTTGGTATGCTCAACTGCATTAACTTGCATATCAATCCATGGTAAAGGATTTTCAGTACTGTGGAATATTTTCTTCATTCCTAGTCCTAGTAATCTTCTATCCGCAATATAACGAATATATTCTTTTACCTCTTTTGCTGTTAAATCTGGAACATTTGCTTTTGCAAAGCAGACATCAATAAATTTGTCTTCTAGTTCTACAGTTCTTTCAGCTGCACAGTAAATTTCATATTTTAACTTATCTGTCCATAATTCTGGGTTTTCTGCAATAAACGTTCTGAAAAGTTTGGATAGACCTTCTACATGTAGACTTTCGTCTCTTATTGACCATGTAACAATCTGTCCCATTCCTTTCATTAATCCATGTCTTGGATAATTAAGAAGAATTGCAAAACTACTAAATAGTTGCACTCCTTCTGTCATTCCACTATAAACTGCCATGGTCTTTGCCATCTCATGTGGAGTATCCATATTAAAATCTGTTAGATACTCATGTTTTTCTACCATAGCTGCTATGTCCATAAACTCTTTATAGATATCTTCATCTTTTCCAAGAGTTTCTAAAAGTAAAGAGTATGCTTCTTGATGCACTGCTTCCATTGCAGCAAATGCAACTAACATCATTCTTACTTCTGGTTGTTTAAATGTAGGTAAATAATGGTGGGCATAGCCTCCACACACATCTACATCTGCCTGAGTGAAAAACCGAAATATATTATCTAATAACAGTCTTTCATCTTCTGATAATTTTTCATTATAGTCCTTAATGTCATCTTGTAAAGGTACTTCATCTGGTAACCAATGCATTTGTTGTTGTTTTTTATAATTCTCAAATGCCCAAGAATAACTGAAAGGTTTATAATAGTTTCTTTCTTTTAATAAACTCATTTATCCCTCACAACTTAAACAATCTGATTGCTCAAAGATTATTTCTCTCTTAGCTTGACTAGATACTTCATCAGCTCTTGATATAGCTTCCGACCTCAAATAGTAAAGCGTTTTTAAATTTTTTGCCCATGCTAACATATGGATATTATGTAAATCTCCTTTGTTAACGTCTGGCGGGAAAAATAAATTAAGACTTTGAGACTGACATATATGCTGTTGTCTTTCAGCTGCATGTTCTATTACCCAGGCTTGATTTATCTCTACCGCTGTTTTAAATACATCTTTTTCATGTTCTGATAAACAATCAAGATGTTGAACACTACCTTTATTTACAACTATACTTCTCCAAGTTTCATTGTATAAGTCAGCGTGTCCTATTTTCTTCATTAATAATTCGTCCAAATACTTATTTTTTAACAAATTAGAGCCAGATTTAGTTTTTTGGTTAAAAGCATTTGCTCTAAAAGGTTCTATACTTGGACTTGTGTTTCCACAAAGAATACTAGAAGAAGCATTGGGAGCAATAGCAAGTAGATGTGCATTTCTTACTGTACAAGAATCATCATCTGGACAAGCTCCTCTCTCAACTGCTAGTCTTCTAGTCTCTTTATCTGCTAAATCTTTAATACCAGAGAATATTTCCTCATTAAGTGCAGCCGCAACTGCGCTCTCAAACGAAACCATATTTTTCTGTAAGTACGCATGGAATCCCATGGCACCGAGACCAATACTTCTTTCTCTTTTAGCACTATATCTAGCTCTTTTTAGTTCTCTGGGGGCTGTTTCTATAAAAGACTCCAAAACATTGTCTAGAAATCTAATTAAATCAGGAATAAATGCAGGTATCTTTTTCCATTCATCATAATACTCTAAATTAACACTAGAAAGACAACATACAGCTGTTCTTTCTTCGTTTGTTGCAAGTGTTATTTCTGAACAAAGATTACTCTGATTTACTCTTAAACCTTTATTTTGTTGAAAGTGGGGTAAATCATTATTCACCGCTTCTTCGAACATAATATATGGCTCTCCTGTTTCCATTCTGTTTTGAAGTATTTTTACCCATAATGCCTTTGCTGAGACAGTCTTCTTCACTTCTCCACTATGAGGATCAATTAACTCCCACGAGTCGTCGTATCCTGGTTCTTTTGTGGCGAGGTGGATTGTTTCCATGAATCTGTCCGAGACGATAATCCCATGATGTAAATTAAGACACTTACGGTTACTATCCCCACCAGTAGGTTTTCTAACATCTAAAAATTCCTCGATTTCGGGGTGGTCAATATTGAGATACCCAGCATAACTACCCCGTCTAGTTACACCTTGTGAAAATGCTAACATTTCTGCATCTACAACCTTTAAAAATGGTATGATACCTGTAGATTCTGAGCCTTTAGATGTTTTAGTTCCTGAAGAACGAACATCTCCCCAATATCCACCGATTCCACCACCAAAAGAGGATAAAAAAGCATTTTCTGTATAATGCCCTGTTATTCCCTCTCTGCTGTCATCTACGTAATTTAGAAAACAACTTATTGGCAGACCTCTTTTTGTTCCGCCATTTGAAAGAACTGGTGTTGCAAACATAAACCATAGATTACTTGCATAATCATAGATTCTTTGTGCATGGTCTTCATCATCAGCAAAAGCTTCTGCAGCTCGTGCAAATGCTTCCTGCGGAGAATCCTCCCCTGGCAACATATATCTATCTCTTAAAGTTATTTTACTAAAATCACTTAGTAACTTGTCTCTACTGTAATCTAATTTTATCATATGTAATTTCCTATAATATCGTCTACAACTCTTGTATGTTTACCTAATGCTGTTTCTGAATATTCTTGTAAATCCATCAATTCTACATTCAGTAACAACTGTTCTTTATTATTATTTAGTTCTTGTACAAACTTATAACGACTTTCTAAAGGACATGAGTTGTATATGTCATAAATATCGCCATATTGTTGTATTAATTGAGTTGCTCTTTTTGGACCAACTCCTCTGATTCCTGGAATATTATCTCCTTTATCCCCTGTTAAGCATTTATAAGTTAAATACATTTCAGGTTCAACATCATAATGTTCGTCCCAGTTATCGATTGTTGTTTCTTTTCTCGTAACTGTCGAGAATCTAGAAACTCCTTGTTGCACTAGTAAGTCCCAGTCTTTGTCAGAAGAAATCAACCAAATATCATTTATGTTATAGTCTTTTCTTTTTTGAACTATGTAAGCAGCAATGTCATCTGCTTCTACTCCGCCAAAGCGAAGTGTTGGTATTCCTCTTTCTTGAAAACTTTTTAGACTTAAATCAAACTCCTCTAAGATTTCTTGGAATTGTGCAGCCTCTTCTTCTGTTTGGTCTGCTAATTTTTCCCTTCTATTTGCTTTATATTCAGGGTAAATATCTTTTCGATAGTGGCTACCACCATCTCCAAGCACAACAATTCCTCCGCAATCGTAGGATTTTGCTAGTGATTCTACAGTTCGAATAAAGTCAAACTGAAAATCTAATTTTTTTGCATGAACCCATCGCCAAATAATGTTGAAACCATCAACTATCAGCAAGTTCCCATTCGGTATCGGGTTCCCATGGTCTGTAAATTTTATCGCCATTTGTAAATTCCACCTTTTCTAATTCTAGCCAATCTTCAGCAAGAGCTACATACGCTCCTACCCAGTTGACATACATATATCTCTTGCAAACCTTTGGTTTGCGTACTGTAGCTACAAATATTTTAGACCTATTGTATTTAAAGAATAATAGTGGTTCTTGTTCTCCAGCTTGTGCCTGTTTACAAAGTTTACTCCACCACTTTATCCATTGGTTACTTTTACTAGTAAATACTTTATCGTTAAAATGTGAATCTTTATAATTCTTTACTTCTATACAAAAGAGATTGTGTTTGTGTGGAACATATATATCTCCTTTAAGGTAATGTAAGGCACCAGATGATGGAATTCTTTCGAACTCCAACCCTGCATGCCTACGAAGCATATCTCTTACTAAGTATTCTCCTCTAGCTCCTTTTGCTCTACTATCCGTCATTTAAATAACTCATATTATTTTCTTTTATAACTTCTATTTTTGCAAGTAAAGGGTGTGTCCAACCATGTGAAACCATAAAAGTATTTAAATTATCTTCTCCCAATAATACTTCAACTACTTTTTCTTTTCCTTGTTCATCAAGAGCCTGAGTTACCTCATCTAAGAATAAGATATTTATTCTTGACTTTGATATACTTGCCATTAATTTTCTGATAGCAATAAGAGTAGCAATATTAACTCTGGCTAACTCTCCACTAGAGAGTGCTAGTATTTCTACTGCTTTACCGTTGTCATCTACTTCTACATTTAATTTATCATTGTTAATTACAAATTGTAAATTAAATCTACCATCAGAAAGTTCTGCTAAATATTTGTTTGCTAATTCTTCTAAGTCTTTTACAAGACTTTCTATTTTATAAGCAAGTAGTCCATTTGTACTAAATGCTTTTTTCAACACTTCTAAATAAGTATTTCTTTCTTCTTCTTCTATTGTGCTGGAAGTAACTTCTTCTAATTGTTTTTCATATCCTTCACTCTGTTCTTGCCAGATACCTATTTTAGTGTTATGTCTTTCTATTCGAGTATTTTCTGCTATTGCATCTTCCAATGCTCCTCTTTCCGCTTGTATTTTAGTTTTTATTATTGTTACTTTATCTTCTAATTCATCTTTTATTGCGGTCTTTGTCGGCAAGGATTGGTCTATACTCTTATATAATCTTTCCCATTCATCTATTTGTTGTTCTGCGTGTTTTAGTACCCTATTATTTTGTTCCATTTCTTCTAGTTTTTCACTTATTTTCTTTATTTCATCACTAATATACTTTGCTGACTTATTATGTTCTTGATACTGTTGTTCTATAAATTCCATATCAATTGGTTGTTCACAAGTTGGACACTCTGCATCTTCACTATTTTTTAAGTTTTCATACTTACTTCTCATACTTACTTCACGAGATAGTTCTGACTTCCATGTTCCTAGACTTTCTCTTTTTAATTTTGTATCTTCAATCTTTCCGTTTGCTACAAGATTCTGGTACTGGGAAATACTGATTTCTTTTAACGCTTGTTTATAATTTTCATTTGCTAAAATTTTTCTGTTATTTTCAGAGATATTTTCAATTTCTATTAATAGTGAACGTAAAGTTTCTTCATCTTCTTCCGAGATTTTTGGTAAATCCACTTTTGATAGTAGTGTCATATCCATCGATTTGTTGTCTTGTAACCATGAAACAATTTGTTCTGATCTTCCATTTAGGTGTGACAATTGCTGAGATGAAAGCCTTGTTTCTTCTTTAAACACTTCAAAAAAATCTACATATTGGTCTAAGTTCAATAAGTCAATCAAGAACTTTTTACGGTTAGTATCTGTGGCAGTTAAAAACTGCAAACTTGCATTAGTATTTTGATATACTAACTGTGTAAATGTCTTAAAATCTAATTTTAATAGCTCTTCTACTGTTTTATATGTATTTGTTGCTGTATGCGAAGATATGTCTTTTCCATTTTTTAGTAATTTACACTTTATACTAGTTTTTCTATTTACATCTATCTCGTAATCATCTTCATCTACAGAGAAAGTAAGATTTATACTATATCCTTTGTTTGCATATCTATTAGGAATATCAGCTTTTTTAACACCTTTACTGTTTTTGTTGAATAATACCTCTTCTAATATTAGTGGAATAGATGACTTACCGACACCATTTGTTCCTACTAACTGCGTAAGAGTAGAGTTTGTTAAATCAAGCTCTACATTTTCTCCGTACGAGAAGCAGTTACTCCATGTCAACTTCTTTAGAATAATCACTAAATACTCCTATAATTTTGCTTATTTTATCTTTTTCTAAATTCAATACTTCTGTAAAGTATAGTGCAAGTTCTTCTTCTATACTCATTTCTTTTAGTAGAGCAAGAGTAGATTCACTTGTCTTTTTTAATAATTTTTTATCCAGCAACTCTGAATTTTTAATGTTTGCTAAGTCAGTAACATCTCCTTCTATTTCATATATTGTATGATGAAAATCTGTAGGTATCATGTCTGCTGGGTCTGTCACAGTCTTTCGATAAAGCTGTGGCATGTCAAACTTATGCCATGTCCAAGACCAGTCATCATCAATTAAGAGATAACCAGTCTTGATTTCATTTCTATGAAACGAAGTAGACATTGGACTTCCAGGATAGACAATGTTTCTCTGAGTGTTCTCATGTGCATGTAAGTCTCCTGCAAAAACAAGTTTAAACTTGTCAAATCTTTCTAAATCTACTTCGGGTGTTACATGGGGAGGTATCTCTCCACGAACGTGAGTAAATAAATACTCTACAGTATCATCTATAGATTCTATACTGTTTTTCTTGTGAAGTTCAGCATACGGTAATATTGCAGCTTTGCCTTCCGTTCCTAAGTACCATGTAGTATCTACAACTTGTACTAAAGGATTGAGTTCTTCTGTAACTCTTTTTAAGTTTGTAAAAAATGTTCTGTTTTTACGAGTTGCTTCATGGTTACCATCAAATATAATAGTTTCCACAGTAACACCTTTTACAAAATCAAAGTAGAGCGTTAACTCGTCCATTGAGGGGACTCGGTCGAATAAGTCCCCACCAATGATATGCAGATTAACATTCTTCTCTAAGTCATAGATTTGGTCGAAGAATAGCTTGTATCTACTACAAGCCCATTCCATCGGTACATTCTTTTGCCCTAGTTTTATATGCCAATCTGCAGTAAATAGAATCATGCTACGAAATCATCTCCTTCTTCCCATGCACAACCAGTGAGTCCACCAGCTTTAAGTGCTTTAAGAGTTCTTCTAATCTCTTCCGCATTTCTTCCTGTGTCAAGTTCGTTGACTGATACATGTCTTATGATTCCTTCTGGGTCAAGTATGTAAGTTGCTCTGTAGCAAACTCCTTCGTCTTCATTTACTATTCCTAGTTCTGAAGCTAACTTAAGACCACAGTCTGCAGCTAAGACGTGTTCTACCGCATATAAGTCATGGTGTTCATCTGCTGTTCTCCATGCAAATTTGCAGTATTCATTATCTCCACTAACACCAATGATGTCAGTTGTTTCGTTCATTAACTTATCCATAGCTACAATTTCTGTTGGACAGATAAATGTAAAATCTTTTGGATAAAAATAAATGATAGACCAATCTGTCAACCCCCAACTGTTTACAGTACAGAAGTCATGGTCAGGTAAATCTGCATTACCGCCACTACCGATTACTCCATTCATTTCGAACTCGGGAAATTTTTCTCCAACTCCAATCATATCAGTCTCCTACGCAACATCAAACTCGTCAGATACAGAATCGTCCATATCATCATCAGCTTGTGTTATCTTTTTGAGTAAATCCAATTGAATTTCAGGTGTAGGTCTTGGTAATACTTCGTCCATAGATTTTAAGTTTTCAACTAATGATAACTCATCTTCGTTTAACGGTCTTACTTTACATTTTAATGCTTGTAGTTGATACTCAACATTGTAAGCATTTGGCCCTGTTTTCTTTCTTTTGAAGAAAACGTCCCAACCAGTCTCAAAATCTGTTGGGTCACCTAAGTCTTCCATAGCGACAGTAAGTTGTTCGAATAACTTCTTCTTTAGGTTGAAGATTTTTACTTTGTTGTCGCCGTAATCTATACATTGTATAGCGTATGACCAGCCACATTTTAAATCAGGAAAGTATGATTGAACATGGTCTTTCTCAGCATTGTTAAATGTTTCTGTGTTTCTATCGAAAGCAAGACATTCCATAGGTATATTTTTACCGTTCTCACCTTTTACCCAGTATACATATCTTGGAAGTAAGTCGCCCACTAGTCTTACATGGTGGTCTTCTTTTCCTGTGTATACATAAGAGTCAAGTTTCTCTTTTCTTGCTTCGCCTTTAGTTTGATTAAATTTTATTGCCATTTTAATTCCTTTAGGTCTGTGATTTCTTCGAACTTAAAATGTATCTTATCATTTTCAATCCAAAGTAATCTATTATTTGTTATTATATCCTCACTAAGTGGGTACATAATGAGGTCCAGTGTGGTGTCTTTTGTTCTAACATAATTGTTATAGTTGCGGAATGAAGCGACACCAGCATATTCCACAATCTCTCTATCGGAATATAAATTCCGTTGTATAAATAATGCTTGTGGATTCAAGAGATAACTACGCCCACCCCATTTTTTCGTCCAGAATTTGAACTTGGGGTCGTAGTAATTTGATGGCGGTATTCTGTGAGTTAAAATGTCAAGAATGACCATGACATCTTTTACACTACCGTTTGTCTCTTTTAGAATCTTTTTCCAATTATACAATATCATATATTATAACAAAAATTTGAACTTGTGTCAAGCATTATTTTTCTGACCTACTTTGTTACCTAGACTATAAAATTCGTATCTCATAGCCCTGTTTCATGTAAAAGCCATATCGAGCCTTCGCCTGTCTTGTAGCCGTTTTACCTTTTAGGTGTATGTCTACAACAACAGGCTGTTTCTTTCCTTCTTGCTTTCGAACGATTCTGCCGATTAACTGCGTAAGTAAAGGGTCGTTATTAATAGGTGTAGCCAAAACTAGACAACTCAGAGCATTAAGTGAGATGCCCTCCGAAAATATCGCTTGTGTGCCATAGAGAATATCTTTAGAAGTTTGTACACTTTCTAAAAGACTTTCTCTCTGTTCTTGGTCTAGCTCACCTGTAATGCAGACGGCAGCCTCTCCACTTAGTCTCGCGCAAGTCTTTAGCAGGGATACTCGGTCACTTACTACCAGAACTTTGTGTCCCTTTGCAGCATAGCCCGAAGCAATCATTGCCACACTATGTAAATACTCTTCTTGCGAAACTAAATGGTTTATTCTATTTGCCCAAGGTACGCGATTCCCATCGAGGAAGCGCACATCTGACTCAATTATGTCAATTACAGGAGTCATGAAGTTCTCTTTTGGTGGTTTTAGTACATGCTGTCCGAAATAATCTCGAAATACTACATGCTTTCCATCTTTTCTCTCCAATGTTCCTGTAAGTCCTATTTTATATCGACAATGTAATTTGTCGATAATTCTACTAAATGTCGGGCTTGAGATGTGATGCATCTCGTCAAGTATGACTGTCCCGAACTCCTTTTTTATTTCATCAACTTTACGATAAAGACTTTGTATATTTCCAATCACTATCGGAGTATCAGTTTCAAACTTTCCACTTCCAATAATTCCTGGCGTAAATCCAAAGACTTTTTCTACTTCTTTTGCCCACTGATTTCTTAGTGCAATTGTGTGGACAACTACTAATGTTTTTTGTTTTAGTTTTGATGCGATTGCTAAACCTGTAAAAGTCTTTCCCCAGCTAACCCATGCGTTTATTATTGCACAGTCTTGCACTTCGTCATAAACCTTTTGTTGCGATTCTCGTAAAGTGAACGCAAAATCAGGAAAGTCGATTGGTTTGTTTACTCGCATATCAACTATCGTGTAATTACTTGGGATTAAATCCAATCTTCCAATTGGTATGGAAATTAATCCCCCACGAATATACCCCATGTTTTTTATCATGAAAGGCGGATCTTGTGGATTTCTTGGCGGTATAGCATATGTTAATTCTCTGTCGATTTTCTCACGAACATCGGCAGGAACTTCCATAAATACTCTATTTGCTAGTACAGCTTTGTCCATTCTATTATTGTGTCCTGTTGTATATCTTCCCATTTTTCAAAAGTAGTGTTATACATTAAAATTTTATCACTATCATCTCGTTGATTCATTACAAAATGATTTGGTATTTGTTCTGGGTCAAGAGTCATTTCCATTTCCCTTTCTCCACCTCTCTTTAGACTTTGAAACTTTACTAGACAAAGTCCACCTGTTAAATCTTCTATTAAATTTTTCGCCATGTGTCTCTCTTTTTCTCTGTAGCAAACTCCCACAATTCCCATGGAAGTCCATTTCTATACAGTATTCCTGCCCAAGTTTCTTCTAACTTTGGCGGTCTTTTACAAACGAATGGAAAGGGTATATCTATTCCGTCACTTTTTAAACACCAAACTAACGCTGCGTTACCCTTGCCCTCTAATTTACCTATTTTATGATACTTGATAGAGGCAGTCTTTGTTTTCTCTAGTAAGAAGTATTGTCCATTACTATCAATATAACTCTTGCCTCTATGCCGTATCAAATCTGGAATTGTATCTATCATAAATCTTAGAGGATAAATACTCTTCATTGGCGTCTGGAGTCTACGCATAGCAAGATTATTGCCAGGCATATTTTTATCATCAATAACTTGTCCATCTGCCACAAGCAAGCCATCAATTAAGTCAACATCTTCTGTGCCGACAACATAGATTGGAAACTGTATTTCATCATATATCATAGTCCTCTCCCTATGACAAAGAAAGAAAGCATCATAAAAGCCAATGCGGAAAACTGTACTAGTGCCATAACAAATACTATGGATAGTTGCTTTTCTCCCCAAGGCTCTAATTCATCTTTATACCAATCTTCAAACTCTTTAGGAGTTGCGTCTCTTGGTTTATGTAAATTAAACTGTAGTTGTTCTTCATATCCTCTTTTCTTCATCTTACATTTCCTCTTAATGCGAAATAAAGACCACCAACATATAAACTTATATGTAAATAGTCATTATAAATTACGTCCCATAGACTTGCAGGACTGAGAATCCAAATGACCCCAGTAGCTATACAAGTCATTGTAATACCACTAAATCTTGTAATTAAGTCTCCTAACTCTTCAGTTATCAACTTAAAATTAGGGTGGTGTCTACCTATTCTTGCTAAGAAGAAATGCTTAGCTGTCCAAGGTATTAGTCCTATTAGTCCACCTACCATTAGTCCTACAGCAGCACCAATCTCTCCCCAAGTTACAAACCACCATACTATATACGGCAATCCCCATGCTTCGGCAACTGTACCATCAACAGGTAACTTACTTAGTCCCTGCTGAAGAAACATAGCCGACAATGGTATTCTTAAGAAGAAGGTTGCTATATTTGGTGGAGCTTTAAATCTATTCATTCATAGTTTCCTCAATAAAGTTACCTATTGTTTGCATATCTTGCTCAGATAACATTCCTGCTTGAGCCCACATTGTAGAACTCATGTTTCCTACTTCTCCTCTATTTTTATAAGTTGTAAGTCTATCAACTATATACTCCGAACTTTGTCCTGCGAGTTTAGGAAATATTCCCATACCCTGTCCATTTTGTCCGTGACAAGCAGCACAGCCTGCCCATAGTCCTCTTATTGAAGAGAAAGGGTCTTCTGCTGCTGCAGCTTGTTTTGCTTGTAGTTGTTCAACTACTGTGCCATTTTCTTCTACATATTTTTCATAACATTCGCCATAACATGCAGTATTTCTTTCATAACCTTTATACTCTAGATTTGAGTAAGTATGTGATATTATGCCATACATAAAACCACATATACCTATAACTAAATAAAATGATTCGTTTCTCATGCTTCTCTATCTATATCCCATTTTACACGCTTTTCATAGTTTCTTTGTTTAAGTCTTTGATTCATCGCTTCAATGCTTTGTTCAGTTCGGTATTGTCTATACCATTTGGAACCATTCTTTTCTGCTTCTGCAAATATCTGAGTAGTAATAAATAGGGGAACTAATACAGCCATATGTATAATAATTGATACAACTACACTATAGTTTTCCCATGCTAACCATGTCCATGCTACTACAGAAAAGTAACCACTCCACATAATAAAGAGTGCTAGATAGAAATACATTTGTATTGATGGGTCTTTTATATGTCTTAGAGGATTATATCTCATATCCATAACAAGTCTCCAGCAATCTACTATCCAAAAAATTAATTTTTTCATACTAAATCCTCATATTTCTTACTAAACTTTCCAAAAGAATAGTCATTACCTATATCAAAGTCACACCCAATAGGGCAACCTATAATTGATAGTCCTCTATCCTTTTGAACATTTCTTTGTAATATTTCACAGTATTCATCTACTGCGTCTTCTTGAACCTCTGCTAAAATTGAGTCATGCACTAGTGCAAATATTTTTGCAGGGATTTCTTTTTGTTTTACTTCATTATGAGCATCAATCGCTCCTAATAAGTTTACATCGGAGGCTACGGATTGAACTAGAAAGTTTAACCCTGAGCGAACCTCATGTGAGGCAATACCCTTGTCTTTACTGGCAACATTCGGTAACCTTCTCTTTCTGCCAAAATGGCTGTAGATAAAACCGTTATCACGAATAAAGTTCTGAGAGGTATCAATCCATCTTCGTAACCCCGAAAACTGTTTAAAGTAGTCATCAATTACCTCTTTTGCTTCTCTTACGGTAAACTCTTTACCGCTATCTTTTGTTACTTGCCAGCTTATTTTCTGTGGGCCAGCCCCATACATTATACCAAAAGTAACAGCTTTTGCTGCCTGTCTTTCCATTGAATAGAGTTCTGCAACTTGGTCTGCCTCACAAGGTAGTCCAAATACTAACTTAGCAATATTACTATGGAAGTTTCCTCCACTTCTAAAGACATCTTTTAGATTTTCATCTTTTGCAAGAACTGCTGCACAATATACTTCGGCAGTTGTTAAGTCCATTGCAACTATCTTATTTCCGTCTTTTGCTTTCATACAACCTTTTACTATCGGATTATCACGAGGTAGTTGTTGCATATTCAATTTACCACTAGAAGATAGACGACCTGATGTTGTACCATGAAGATTAAAGTTTGTTCTTAATCTGCCATCTCTATCTAGTGCAGGTATAATTTTATCAATGTAAGTTGTTTTTATTTTTACATTCTGTCTTACATTCAGAATGAGTTGTGGAACCTCATGCTCTTCTGCTAAGTTTTGTAAACTTTCTGCATCAGTAGAATGTGCACCTGTTCCTGTCAACTTTCCAGTAGGCTGTAATCCAATATAGTCAAATAATAACTCTCTCAACTGCTTTGTTGAGTTAGGATTAAAGTCTCCTGTAACTTGTTTATATTTTTGTACTGCGTCATACTCGTCAAGTTTATGTGCAGCATCTTCTATCACATCACCCATAAGTTGTTGTGATTTATACAATCTGTTTTTATCAAAAGGGACACCATTATTTTCTGCATCTATAAGAAATCTACAGCCAGGTTTCAGAATATTTTCATATACCCAAGTTAGTCTCTTATTAGTGTCTAATGCTTTCTTAAATTTTCCGTGTAAGATGTAGGTACAAACTGCGTCCATTGCAGCATATGTTTTCATTACATCAAACGGAATCATATCCCAAGTAAAATCTGCTTTAAGAATACCATGTGATTTTCTAAATTGTTCTATCCAATCATACATTGGTTTTTCATAGTCTCCATACTTAGTATGTTTTAGTGATAATTGTTTTAGTCCATGTGTGCCTGGGTTTTCATCTATTAAGTAGTGTTGTAACATAGTATCTTCAAATCGTGGAAACTTAAAGTTAAAATGATACTCAAACCAAGATACATCAAACTTTGCATTATGAAATACTACTATCTTCTTATCAAAGAGTAGTTGCAGTAAGTGTTCTGCTCTTTCATCAATACAGTTGGAATCTATGTATGCCCCTTTCTTTCCATCAAAGCTTAAACTAATTCCAATCATGTGTCCGTCACGCGGGTATAATCCTGTTGTTTCTGAGTCGAGTGCAATATACTCTCCACTATCATTTAATGCATCATCTAAGAATACATATAAATCTCTACTATCTGTAATACCAAATGCCATGCTTTCATCTATCTCCACAACTTTTAATTGTCCAGATACATACTTTTGAATATTACTTTTAGAGTCTTCCCATAAGTCTCTAACTTCTGGTTTAAAAGCAAGCATTGATGGATTTATGACAGGGATAAACTTTTTGTCTACCACTTTACCACTATACTCCATAATAGATGTAACATTAGTAAAAAACTTTAGACATTCAGACCCGATTAGTATTATCCAATCATAACTATCTATGTCTATTTCTATATCAACATCTCTCTTTAATACTTTCTTCAAACTTGGGTCAGAGGCTAAAGAATATCTATCAAACTCAAATGAATTATCAAAGTGTCCAATAAAATCGGTCTTTGATGGTTTACTTTCTATTAGTGCTACTCTAGCCATATAATCTCCTTTTTAATCTAGTAACTCCCTCTTTTGTGAAGTTGCCAGGGTCATTTCCCTGTTTTAATTTTATTGTTTGATGAGCAAGACCAAGTTCATCACATATAGACTGCACTCTAGTGGCAGCTGTTTGCCCTGCTTCATCTCCGTCAAACATAATATCCATTCCTGTTGCGCCTTGCATTTTTAGAATAGATAGTTTTACCCAATCTACAGACTGTGTTCCAAAACAACAGACTGTATTTTTTAATCCTTTATCCCATAGATTGAGAGCATCAAATATACCCTCAACTAATATTACCCTATTTTGTATCATTTTTGGTTTTGCAGGACATAATGGTAATTTTAATCCTGGTGGGTAGATATGATACTTAGGTCTTGTTGGGTCATCTTTTAATAATCTTCCAATCAATCCTACTGTCTTCCCTGTTATATCTCGTATAGGAAAGACAACTCTACCTGTAAATTTGTCTCCATCGTCCCAAGTAAAAGCACTCCATATTTTTAATGTTTCTGCACTAATATTTCTTAGTGTTCCATTATACATCATTGCTCCTGTTGGCATTTTTAATCCAACACTTGAAGCTTTCTTTTCTGCTATTTTCTCTTTTAACAATGCTCTTTTTACTTCAAGAGGTGACTGAGGTGCACCAAAGAAAGTAAATAAATTACCTTTGAAACCACAAGAGAAACAATGAAACATTCCTGTAACTTTGTCTACTCTCATAGAAGGGTTGTTATCATCATGCTCAGGGTTCAAGCATTTTATAACTGCATCTTTCCCCGATAATGTATAGTCAACACCTTTATCATCTAGTAATTGTACTGCTTCCATTAGTGTATATCTCCTCCTTCCATTTGTAATTCCATCTCTGCTTCATACATTGGTCTAAACTCTTCCAATGTAGGAATCTTTATATAAAGTTTATTACTTATATTATATTTATGTAGTTCTCTTACATACTTAATATAAGCTGTTTGTAACTGTTTTTCTGTATATAATATCATTCTAACCCCTCATTAATATTTGTGGCTATTTCTATTACATCATCTTTTTTGTACCATATTCCTGATAATACTTTTGTATATCTAAATCCAAACTCTGGGTCAAAATGTTCTACCACATATCTAGGTAGCCCAAATAGTGACCTATCTTTGAATACTCTTACTTCTCCAACTGTTTCTACTAATAATCTCATGAGTATCCATTCCTGTCGTTATCATTGAAATACATATAAACCAAAAACATTGCTACTATTATTATTGTTGTTGTGTCCATTCTAACTCCTTTGGTAAATCTTCATCACAATGCGGGCACTTTAGTGGTAATCCTAGTAATTTTCTAAGGATACAATCTTTTGCCCATTCTTTAAAGTTCATTTACTGATTCTCCTGTTGCCATACTTTCTTTCATTTCTTCTCTTTCTTCTGGATTCATCACAGATTGCGGTCCAATTCGTAATGTTTCCCAATCCATTTCAGAAGTAAAGTCTCTCATTTGTGCACTTCTCATTTTCTGACAGCTGAAAGTAATACAACTATCTTCTTGATTCCATGCGTTAAGACTGTAGGCTGCATCAGCAGCATCAAGTATACCTTTTGCAAATCTTGCTTCTCCTGTTGCATCAGTTTGATATGGAGAGAACACCATAGTTTCATACTCTTGAGCCATAGACTTCAAAGCTTTACTAACTTCTATCTGTTCTGTCCACTCATACTGACGACCTTGTGCTAGCGAGCGTTTGACTTGGTTGAGGTAATCTACAATGATTACTCCAACATCTGGTAATTGATTCATTTTAGTTTTTAAAACTGCGTCAATTTTTCCAATAGTAAGTATAGGGTCATAGATTATCTCTATTTGCCTATCTTCTCGTAAACTTCCCTTAACTAGTTTAGTGTGCATGGCATCAAAGTTACGATGTTCATAAAAGTCAACTAAATGACCTTCACTATCTTCGTATCTATCACACCACCATTTTGCTACTCTATTCCATTCATCTTGGGATAAGTTTTTCTGTTTTAATCTGTTAACTGGAACATTTGCTCCTAAAGCACAGATTCTTTGTAGGATTTGTCTACTATCCATCTCAATCGTGAAATAAACAGCAGACCTTCCTTTTTCGTATATACTATTAGCCAGGTTTGCACAGGTAATAGATTTACCTGCACCTCGTCGTCCTCCCACTAGCACTAAGTCCTTGGGAGAAAATGAAAAGTCTAAATCATACTCCTGATTTAACCCTAAAGTTACATACTTGCCAAGTTCGTCTTCTGCATCAAACAGTTCTATTTTTGACATGTTTTCTTCAGGCGGAGTAGTATCTACCTTTTCTGAAACCTCGATAACTATTTCTTGTAGTCCTTCGAGATTTTCTTCAGCTGTAGAGAACGCAATCGTTTCATCTACATACTTATCTATCTGAGATAATATCTCATTTTGTGTGTATTCGTTCTTTTGGTAATCAAGCAGAGTGTCTGCATCGATTTCTGTTTCTATCGATTCTATCGCAAAAACCATTTCCTGTAGTTTGGAATCCCTAATTTCAAACTTTAAATCTTCAAACGAAGGAAGTCTCCCATATCTGTCGACATGCGAGTTAACTATTTTCCATAGCGATTTATATTCTTGAGGTAAATAAGATTCCTTCAGTTCTGTCCAAACTGAAATATGTTCTTGTGATATAATTTGATGCAACAGTGCTGATGCAAGTGTCAATGCTTTTCTCCCAAAAAACATGAGTGAGGATTACTCCCCACTCACTTAAATTAAACTAATAAAATTAGCTGACTGATTTTTCTTTTCTAGCTGAACCATCGTAGTCTGCTGATGCAAGACCTCTTCTTGTTAGCATTGTTTTCACGCCTCTAACAGTTTTGCCGATGTTTTCTGAGATTTCTTCTACAGTCATTGAAGCAATATCTAAGTCTGCAAAAGGGTCAGCTTTGTTTGAGCCTTTTGTGAACTCTTGCTTAGGAATAGCGTTAATATCGCCACTTCTAAGTAAAGAAAGAGCTTTACCTCTGATAGAGTTTACACTTCTGTCAAGAGTTTCAGCTATAGCTTCTACGAAAGCACCATCGTTTACCATTTGAATAAACTGTGCTTCTTCGTCTTCGTTGTAAGTTCTAGGTGTTACAACTTTCTCTGCTGGTTTAACATGTTCTGTTAATTCCATAGAAAGGATTTTTCCTTGTATTGATTTAGCAGAAAAATGTCCGTTTTCAAAAGACTCTGCTATTTCAGCGTATGTATATGTTCCGCTGTTTGATTCTACAAAATTTTGTAGGGTTGCTTCTTGTTCATCAGAAAAAGCTTTAGTTGCTGATGAAGAAGCTAATTCAACTTCATAACCCATTTTTCTCAACTTGCTAGAAACACTTCTTGTTGAAGTTTCTAACATATCAGCAGCTTCAGCTACTTGATGTTGGGAAACAGGTCCGTCACCGACAAAGTTAACCAGTTGATCGGTTCTCTCGTCTGTCCACTTTGGTAATGCCATAATTATTCCTTTTATAATATTTCCTTTATATTTGTTATTATCTTTACGCCTTTTGCTCTGGCATTATTAGTTTTAGAACTATCAATGCCACTTTCGTTTATAAGTATTGTAACGGCGTTTGTCACACTACTTTTTACTGTATAACCAGCTTTCTCAAGCACTGCATGAGCAGCTGATTTATTCGGATAACTTTTAAGCTTTCCTGTGATACAGACGACTCCTTTACTCTCTTCTTTTACACTTTTTTGTTTCGTCTTGAAAGAGAAAGGAAGTTTGTCGTATTCATAGGGATAAAACTCATCTTCTATCCAGTTTATTAAGTTTTGAGAAGCCTTCGGACCTAGACCTGCAAGACGACAGGAATCCCAATTAATTTGAGATATATGTTCAATTTTAGAACATATCTTCGAAGCAACTGACCTGCCAACAAGTGGAATACCAAATGCTGGGAGGAGTTCTTCGAGACCTTTGTCTGTGGATAAAGCAATCTCTTTCCAGAGTTTACTACCCAATCTCTCAGAATTTAAGAGGTCAGAAATCACTGGCTCTTCAAGAGAGTATATGTCGTGAAAGTCCTGTAACTCTAGTTTCTGAATGGTCGAAGGTCCGAGACCTTTTATTTTGAGGTGTTTGGCAAAGCCTTCCACCCGTTTGTCCCACTTAGCAGGACAATGGTCGTTTAAGCAATACAAAATATCCTTAACAAGTTTTAGACTTGATTTACAACTTGGACATTCTGTTGGTATTGCTATCATTCTTTTCTCAAAATATATTATATATTATACTAAGATTCTGACCATTTGTCAAGATTTATTTTTCGGGAAGTCCTGTAGAATTGAGGACGAAATTTTGAAACACTCCGTATGTCCTCCAAACTTAATTTTTGGACTATACTTGTCTTGCTGATATTTAGTATGAAGTTCTTGTTCATACTTCCAGCAATTGTAAATCGTGTCATGGAAAGTTCTTTGGATTCTTAAATCATATCCTTTGAAGCCACGACTGCGCTTAATTACATGGCGCCAGTCTTTCCCACTAGCAATTCCGACTTTGATACATTCGCGTTCCCATGTTCTTGTGTTTACCAAAATCACGCCATATAAAACTCCTTCCCTTTCTTTTTCTAGTGGGTGGTTGTTAAAGTATGTTTGGTTATATACTCCCTTACTCACGATAGAAGCATCGGTGAAAAATACCTAAGTAATCCCGAGCCTAATACTAACATTGCTACTGCATTTAGTATAATTAATGCTCGGTCTCTCCAAATAAGTGCTACCCATAACCATAGAGTAACTCCTACAAAAGATAGAACTAAATCAGCTAATGGGTACAATCCTTCTGCCCGAAACATCATACCACATAACAATATAGTAGAAGCTATCCACTTAACATACCAATCTAAGGTTTGTTTAGGCGTTGCACTTTTGTATATTCTTTTGCTGTTTTCTATTTCTGCAAGTGTGAATTTTTGTTTTGTCATATAATCATGCCATAAAGATTTCATTAGTATTTCCTACCTTGCTCCCATATGATAAAGCCAACTACACTACCAACAATTGCTAGTACATGAATTGCTACCATATATAAAATCCATACTGCTCCTATAATAAATTCCACTAAAAGATTCCTTCAACATAATTTTCAGCACAATCTTCTGCGTATCTTTCTGTTTTGTTTTTTATTACTCTATCTTCTTGCCAGACTTGTTCTTCAAACATTCTAACAAGATAGTGTCCACTATTCAGTTGGTACACTTGTGCCCATCTTGAACCTTTTCTATACTCATGTAATATATCTTTTTCTACACTAAACATCTATCCTTCCTACTATTTGTGGGATTATTTTTCCCGCTCTAATTACTTCTACTTGACAACCTATTTCTAGTTCAAGCGCCTCTATGATTCCTTTATTATGTAAACTTGCTCTACTAACTACTGCGTCTTCTATCATAACAGGTTCTAATATTGCAACTGGAGATACTGCTCCTGATTTTCCAACTTGCCACTCTACATCAAGTAGTTTTGTAACTACTCCCTTCTCTCTTTCTTTCAGAGCATATGCTCCTCTTGGGTGGTGACTAGTAAATCCTGCATCGTAAAAGTCTGCATTATTCATCATTCTAACAACCATACCATCTTGTGGATATTTCTCAGGGTTAGATAAGTTTTTTACTGTTGTAAATCCTAATGTTTCTATGAATCTTAAATCGTTATGATAATCTTCTGTTGGAGAAGGCTCTATACCGTATGCTACAAATCTAACATCTCGTGTTTTAAACTCTTCTGCATCTTTTAGCCCCAACGCTCCTGCAGCATAGTTTCTTGCATTTGGTATACTTTTAGGTGCTACTACTTCTCCTGTTATCTGATACACTCCTTGATTTGGAAAATGTGTTGGAAGTTTATATCTCATAAGATGTGTGATGTCAAGTCCTTCTTTACCGTCACCTCGTGTTAGTACTTTTTGTAAAATACCTTCACCAATAAGAATGCTTACTGCGGCTCCATCTAGTTTTGGACTAACAAATGCTTCTTTCCACATAGGTCTATCCTCTGCGTCCCAAATTTTTTGTAGGGAAAACATTGGATATAAATGTGGAAATCTTTTTTCTGAATTGGCTGAGTAGCCTACATCTTCGATACTTGCAAGTTCTAATAAGTGGTCATATATCTCATCTGACATGATGGGATTGCCTTCATAATATGCTTGCGCTGCTGTTCTAACTAATTTGTCTATCATTTGCCTATATGCTCAATGTCACTATTAGGTATAACTTGGTAGGCACCTTTGTTATATGCAATAGAGACTGTGTATTGTTTACTTATTTCTTTTTTATAAGAAGTGTCTTTAGGAACTTTATACTCTCCTATAGGTGCACTTTTTATTTCATTTCTTTTTTTGTTTTCTGTATACTCTTTTCGCTTTACTACCGACCAGCCAAGTTTGGCTTTAGGTCGTTTCCTGCTAAGTGGTCTTCTCTTTCTTTTACGCCCGTGTTGGTCGTAGCCCATGTTTCCTTTTATAATCATATGTATATTATACTAAAATTATGAGGATTTGTCAAGAATTATTTTTTTATGATTGATAGGTATTTGTTATCAACTCTTTAAACTCTCTTTCTAGTATCTCTTTGCTTTCAGCGAGAGAAATAATCTCTACTAATCCTTGGAAGAGTTCTCTAGTATTATTAAAATCTATAGACATAGCAATACCGTCCTTACTAGGCTTCCATTGTTCATCAAAGTCTTGGTAGTACTTGCGAAGATGTAAATACTCTTTCCCTCTAAAACTATTTATTACTAGTCTTATTTGTTCTGAGTTATCTTCGTTGATTGAAATAACTTTTTCGTATGTTGCTGGTACTTCATAAAGGTTCATTTTTTATCACCTTATTTAATGGAACTATAGAAGTTACATTGTCGGGTATAAGTATTCTGTATGAATCTGTATCCCAGCAAAAGCATAAAACAGTATGTTGACCTGCCTTGGCTCTAGTCTTTTTAGACTGAATATACTTGTTATCAAAATCCATTGTGCAAACATTATATTTTAGTTTACGACTATTTTGACTTCTGTAAGTAATTATTGCATCGCCTGCTCTGTCCATCTTTTCGATGAACTCTTTTTTCTTCATATTGCTCCTTAGTTAATAGTTGAAAATTTTCTTCTTTTTAACTGAAGGTCAATATTTTAGATACAAAAATACCCCGAAACTAGTCGGGGTATAAAACTTACGCGTTTAGTTTATTGATAATGTCAGCAAAGTAATTCGCTGCTTTACCTGTTAATTTATCAATGATTGCCATGTCCACATCGTGTCCTGCATCACTGATTGCTGCACTTAAGCTCTCTTGAGCGTCTTGTTTTGATACTCTAGTTCCACCTGTGCTTCCACCTGAGGATTTAGCGGCTGGAGTTTTCTTAACATATACTCCTGCTTTTGTTAATATCATTCTAACACCATTAGGTGTTTGTCCAAGTTGCTCAGCTATGTCAGCAACAATCTCCATACTGTTTTCTGGAGTTGGTTCTTCAGCAGTATATAATTCTACTGCTTCTTGTTTTGTTTCATCTGTCCAAGTTGACATTCTTCTTCTCCTGTTTTTGTAAGATTCTGGCATGCCAGGGCACCAACCCGTTGACTGCTTCATCTGAAAATAAAATCTATCACTCATATTGATATCTTTCCTAAATTTATAATATATTATATTAAATTTTGAAAGATTTGTCAAGAACTATTTTAGACATGCTATGAAAAATACTTTTTCAATGATGCTAATTTATCTTCGAGAGCTGCTAGCTTTTCTATTTCTGCGTCAAGAGTTTCGATAATGTCTCCGTGTTCTGCTAGTCCCACATGAGAGCCTAACAAAACTTCAATGTTTACTTTGTGGGCTTCTATACCACCTTCATAAAATTTTATGAGTGCTTTTACTAATCTTTCTCTGTAATTATTGCTCATGTTTCCTCGAATAATGTTAATAAATACTTAGAGCAGAATCTTTCTCTCAAGTCATCACTTATGATGCAACCGAGTAAAAAGACTGCTCCTACTGTTAATCCGACCAAAAATATTATAAATATAACTGGCCAATACTGTGTTGTTGTATGGTGTGGGTGAGTTTTGCGCATAAACTTGTGTATCGGCCACCATAGACGATACATTAACATTCCTACGCTTGACATATAAAATGCCAATAATAATTCCCACATTGATAATCCTTATAAATATTCTTTTAAGTGTCTTAAACTTCCTAGTTCATAGGCTAATGCAAAACTTGTATAGCCTGTTCTACTTCCATCTAGCCATGGGAAGAATGTTTGTGAAGTGTCGCAAGGTTCTAGAACCCATAGTCTATAACAAGGACACCCATACTTTTCTTCATTGTATGGAGTATCAAACTCTTCTATTACTTCTGCGAACTTATTGTTTCTTGGTGACCATACTTTTTCACCTACTTGAAACTTTTCACTTACACACTGCTCTGGTAACATTGCTCTTCTTTTTCCCTCATGGTCAGATTCTGCTAACTTCTGAGGAACACCGAGCCTTTCTATTATGTTTCTAACAAAAGAAGATGAGCGATAAATGCTTTGTGAAATATTAGAAATGTTATCTCCTTCCAAATAGCTTTGGACTACCATACGAATCTCATCTTTGGTAGCCATTTTACCTTTATTCTGTGCTTTTCTTCTTTGTCGAAAGTCTTGTGTGTCTTTCCATTCTTCTATTATTTTTGCTAGTCTGGTCGTGTTATACCTTATATTAAGAATATTACAAGCTTCCTTTTTAGTTATAGGATTATCTTGTTCTAGCAAAGACACAACTTTTTCAATGTTTGTGTCTGATAGTTTTTCATACGATTTACTTTTTATCATAATGTTCACTCCCTAATAAAATAACTGCGTAGTGTATTATTTTTAATAAATCTTCAGGGTTATGCCCTGCCTTCTTTCCGTATCGTTGTGCATATTTAATTATATTACCGATACAGAATCCCTCACCATGTCCAGAGTCAAATACAAACTCAGTTGTCTGAATTTTACTCTCTCCATAATGTTGTCCATATGTATCACGAATGTGATTTTGAACCCAATTTAATACTTTATCTTCTTTAAACTTCATTTGTTAGCATCTCTATCAAGGCAGCTAGTCCACCTATTTTTTCTTCATTAAAAATAATTTGCGGAAAGGTTCTAGCTCCAGGAAAAGTTGCCATTAAAACACTGGCATCAAAATCTTCTCCCATCATTAAATACTCTACTTCGCACTTTTTATTTTCTGCTAACATCTTTGCCTGTTTACATGCAGGACAACTAGGTTTGCTATAAATTATAACTTTGTTCATTTCTTCTCCCATGGCAAAGGAATTCTTTTGCCTTGTTTTTCTTCTTCTATTATATGACTTGACATATAAGCAAAGTATCCTCCAAAAAGAACCACTACTAATCCTGTTATTCCTATAATTATATCAATCATTTTGCTGTAATCCTTTTGTCATAATCTGCATAGTCTTCATTCCACCAATGAGGTTTCTCACGATACTTCCAACTAGCAAATGTTGCTTTGTCTAAATGATAATAGTCTCTATAAGACTGAATCGGATTACCTTCCATTTTGAGCTCGTCCGGCATGGCTAATAGGAACTCCGTCATTCCTAGCCTAGTCATGTTCTTGGGTTCTGGTAGTCTGTTAATAACTTCCACCACTGATTTATGCTGCTTCCCGTATCTGTAAAAGTATTCATCGTTGAGGGCGTTTGCATAACAGTGAACCCATTCGAAGTTATCAAGAGATGACCGAGTCCAAATCGTGCACGGGTGGTTGTACATCATAGGAAGGTAAGGTGTTAAAGGTCTCTCCTCCATTGGCAAATGTTTAATTTCTGACTTACGAGAATTAAGTTCTCGAGTTTCCTCTTTATTCAATGCTCTCGGAACGAAACCTAAAACGGAATCCACCCAGACGGCCGTACATAGCAGCTGGGCTGCCTCTAACGGCATCTTAACTATGTGCTTATCTACATGATATTCTGCGCATTTGTCAAGATTTTCGTCTAAATAAAATAAATTCATAATACATATTATACAGAAATTTGAACCTGTTGTCAAGACTTATTTTTAGTGAGGTTTGTGATAATGTGGGGTTAGAGTAAGTGAAAGTCGAACTACGAGTGAGTCCGACTTTCGTGTATTGAGATAATTATTTTCCGAACGCCTTGCCTGCTTCAGAAATACCAAATGCTCCTAGTGTTACAACTACAAAAGAAGTGTAAATTGTATCTGAAATCTTTAAATCCATACCCCAAAATGCTGTGAGTAAATCACACATTCCGAATACGAACATTAAGAAGAAAGAAAGAAATCCTATGATAGCTTTCTCATTTATATCATTATCATCTAGGAATAAATCCATAAATTTTCTCTTAGGTGGAGCGAGCTGGTCACGAGCCTTCTTAGCTTCGTCTTTGAGTTCAGTAATTGTATCTTCTGCCGCATCTAGTTTATCTACTAGGGACATATACTTTTCTAAATCAATTTGAACTTCGTTTCTCGAATTGTCAGTTGTTGCATCTGCCATGATTATTTATCCTTTGCCTTTCCGACATTTAATGCGACCCAATCAAGAATTTTGTATATTTTCTTGACCCAGCCGTCGTCGAGTGGTGTAGGAGTTAAAGCAGCAACTAACGATGCTCCCATAACTAACCATGGAACAATTTGTATCCATCGGATAATCCATTCGAAGAATTCTAACATTCTAGTCTCCTTGTTCGGTAGTCGTTACTGTTTTATAGTAAACTACTACCTCTTTGAGCTCTCTAATATATCTTTTTAGCTCTTGAGTATTGTATGCCATGAGTTCGTAGTCTGGAACAGACATAGCAAAAAATACTACTTGACCTTGGTCTTTCTCTATACGAGCAAGAAATTCGTCAAGATTTTTTGATGAAACCACATACCAATATGGCTCCTTCAAATCTATTTCTCGAGGCATAACAGGTTGTATTATCTGCCTTTCGATTGGCTCTGCACTAACCTCTAATGTCTTCGTTGGGAGTAGGGAGCAGTTCGACACCATTATCAAGGTTGTCAATATCCCTACTGTCGTTTTCAATTCCATCAAATACCTCTTTCGTTGCTTTGTTAGCTCTTGATTCTATCAAGCCTGGCTTTGCAGCAGCTAACTTGGTTAAATTATGTCTTTTAAAAATGTCAAGATAGCGATTCATTTCTAACTCTATCTCGTTATTCTTTGCCTGTAGAGTGCCTAAAGCTTCTCCCTGTAATGCAAAGTCATTTTTTAAAGACTCTATTGTTTTTTCTTGTGTTTCAATACCTACTTGTAATTGGGCATTGTTTTCTTTTAGTGTTTGATTCTCATTATATAACCAATAGCTTCCTAAACCTAACACTAATATAATCCCTATATAAAATTGATTCATAATTTACTTATCCTATAATTTAAACCTTCCGCTCCTCTTATCTCTACAACTTCATTGTCTACTGTTTTAAAAGAGATATACTTATCTTGTTTGTAATAAAATTTCTTTACAACAAAGCTCTGGTCATCAGCGTCTCCATATGTAGAGTTATAACTTACTGTAAGTTTATACCTCTCAGTGAATAAACTGATTATCCATTGTTTGAATCTTTCAAATTGCTTTCTAATTTTTCTATCCTCTCTAATAACTCTTTGAAGCCCTCAAATTCACACAGCCCTATTGCTGGGTGTGAATCTTTCTCTAACTCTGAGACTCTTCTGTTTAAATTGCTTACTACTATTTGTAGTTGTTCGATTAGTGATTCCACTCCTTTCCCTCAAACATTAACGCTTCTGCTTCTCGTCTTCTTACTAAGCCTTCTAAAACTTTTCCTCCAGCTTTGTTCCACCTTTTTATTTGATTTGGCACATCAGAATAGTCTCCTGCATTGAGCCGTTTTAATAAAGTAGATGCTTTTAGATTAGCGGGGCCGAGATTGTAAACCCAAGATACTAGGGCGTCAAACTGGTTTTGTGATAGGGGACATGTTACTAGGTCGTTTATATACCCAGCATATTCTTCCATGTCGATTTCTAATTGTTCATTTGCTTGTTCTTCAGACCAGACATCACCTTCCTGCACTCCTGCTGTATGTCCATAACCGATAGTCAATACATTGGCTGCGCATTTATAGGCTTCTAATTCTAAGCCTTCAAAATGCTTGATAATTTCAAGTCCGTTTTCTGATATTTTCATATATTGTTCCATAAAAGGGGAGCCGAAGCTCCCCAAACTTTTCCCTGTAATTTCTTTAGGTAAGTGAAACGATACTATTCCATACTACTGCGCCGAAAGCGATTATTAGTATGTAGTTCATAGTAGCATCACAGAACCTGCCGTCTTCACAAATTAAAGTTTTTAATTCGTAAATTTTTGTTTTCATTGAATGTCATATACCTTTGGTTTTTTATCTTCGGGTATGACTTTCTCTAATTCAATGCTTAGCAAGCCGTTTTCAAACTTTACTCCTTGGATTTCTATGAACTCACCCAATGAGAATGTTCTCTTAAACATTTTTCCACTTATTCCTTTGTGTAAATATTGTTCTTCTTCTCCACACTCGAGTTTTTGTGTGCCTTCAATAGTCAAGACTCGCTTGTCTAATTGGACTTTAATGTTCTCTTTTATCCAGCCTGGCAACGCCATTTCAATTCGAAAGTAGTCATCACCGTGTGTTACTATATTATGTCGAGGATATTGTGTATCTTCGACAGGGTTAAAAAATCTCTCGTCAAAGCCGAGAAAGTGCTTATATAATAGGTTATCTATTGTCATTGTTTACTCCTTTTCAGTAAGCTTTGCATCTGTTATATTTCTACTCCTTTCGGTAGTAGTTCCCATAATCCTAAAACGAATGTCTTTAGATGCAGAAAGAACTTGTTTTATAGAACGGATTATGTCCTTCCCAAATCCCTTAGCTAGATTAATCTAACTACAGATATATTATACTAAATTTTGCACCTGCTGTCAAGAATTATTTTCCGTTTGGTTCTTCTAACAGTAAGCCTTTTTCATCAAGAACATCTATGGTAAATTTTATAAAATATGACTTACAATAAAAGTAAGTTGCTATATTTGTCAGAATTAACCAAATTAAAAATGCGATATCATTATTCATATTGTTTTCCTTAAATTAATGTATATATTATACTACTATTTTGAAGCCAAGTCAAGAACAATTTTTAAGATGGTGAAAAATAATTCTTGACTTATGCTCAGAATTTTTGTATAATATGTGTATGAATAAAAGATGGACTCAGGCTGAAAAACAATACTTACGCGATAATTATCGTGTATTACCTACTAGCGAGATATGTAAAGAGCTAAAGGTAAGTGAACAGCAACTTTATTCTCAAATACATTACCTTCGAAAACGAGGTTGGACTTTTGGAAAGGTGGTAAATGCCTAGCGTTTATTGTAAAAATATGCCTACAGAAAAGGCAATTCGGATTTTTCGTAAGAAATGTGAGACGGCTAAGATAAAAGAAAGATGCCGTGAACTTGAATTTTATGAGAAACCAACAGCAAAACGCAAACGCAAAAAGAACGAAGGAAAGAAGAGACATCTTAAAAAATCCAATCAAAATCCTACTAACTATCGTCAGAGGAATAAATTTTCTCGGAGATAAGACGCTCCCAGACCCCTCAAATGATAACCTACCCAAAAATATCACTTGCTTTCTTGCAAAAGTTGTGGTATAATATATGTAAATTATATTAATTACTTTAGTAATTGTAATCTCTTTCCTCTCGAAGGTTTTCTCGATTTATCTTTGACTAAGGCTCTTCGAGCGTAAGCGAAGAAGAGACTAGAGATGAAACGAGAGCAAAAACCGAGAGAAACAGTTTTAATCTAAATAAATAATATATAAGACCGACTACTAACATGCAATCGGTCTTTCATTAATTTACTACAAATGCGTCTAATCTAAGCGACGACTTCGCCCAACTTCAAAATTTTTTATCTATTTTTCCTGTAATTTGGTCTAATCTTTTGCGTCTTTTCATTTCCTCAATTTCAACTTCAAGGTCTATATACCGACAATCCGTATTCATTTCCCAGAATTTTTCTCCAGTCTTTAGCGTCACTTCTAGGTATAATAAATCTCCATGTCGTTTTTGTACTCCTTCGCACACTCCGAGTCCTCTACTTGTCATTACTAGTCTTCGCATATTGCCCTCCATCTATATTCCTCTAGTGCAAACCACAATCGTTTTAATACTTCTTTCGGAGCTTTCTCTAGCCCACTCAAATTTTCGTTCAGTTCTCCACTTAGATTTTCTACTATCTCAGCCTTTGTTATTGGCTTCTCTCCAGCTTTTGTTTTATACTCTTGCCTTTGATACACACCTTCTTTAGATAGCTTTCCAATTATTGACTTCTCCGACTTGCCATACCTTTCTGCGAGAATCGCAACGGTGGCACGGTTTGGAGCTTCCTTATAACAACTCACCATATCTAGCGTCATTTCTTTACTATAATTCATTCGTTTTCTCCCATTTTGATATTAGGTCTTCTCCAGTTACTCCCTCTACAATCGTCTTACCATCTCTCGTAATTTTACCACTATTGTAGGTTATATCAGTCACGCCTTGGTCTTTAGCAACATCAGGTTCTGGCTCATACCACATACTGTTTAGCCTGTGCATATGAATATCCCTTATTTTACCTGCCCAAGCTTCAGCAGCTATTTCTTTAGCTCGTTTTACTACTCTTTCACTATACTCAGTCATTATATCACCTTACTTAGAATTACTACTTGTAGAATTAGAACTGCAACTGGCACTATCGTTCTTATAAGTTCAAGCGTGTGTTTTGTTTTCGCTAGTTCGTATTCTAACTTCTTCTGTCTTTTTCTCATTTGCTTAGTCATGTCTCACCTTTACTTCCTTATCTTCAAAGAAGCCATAGACCATTTCATCTATTACTTCTTGAGGCTCATACTTATCACCATTTTTAGCTTCAGTTAAAGCCCACCAGTCAAACTCTGGACTGTCAATATCCCAGCCACTCCACTCTTGCATAGCTTCATTCAAATCACTACCTTCTACTTCGTAGTAATCCCAATCCACATCATCACCTGTAATCCATACTTCACACACTCCTATAAAGTTTCTAAACTCGTCTTCATATGTCATTTTTGCACTAGGTATACCACCTACTTGGTCGTATATGTGTTGTATTAGGTTTGTAATAAAAGGTATTGGAGGACTCCAAGCTGAATGACCACTAATAATATTCTCATTCCAGTCATCTACGCTCACCCACTTAGCTCCCATTTGTTCACAACCCCAGCTATACCAGTCTTCTTCATCATAAGGCACAGGATATATAGGTAGAGTTTCTACTTCATAAGTTATCCACTGCATCTCTCCCTGAGCATGGCGACAAGAATTACCTAGTTTCTCTACTAATTCTGATTGACCTGCATCTAAACTTAGGTCTATATTAAAATATACATGATTTGCCATTATATATCCCCCTCTTGTCTGTATTCGCTTCTTGCAATCTCAAAACCATTCGGATATCTACTTTCTAGCTTTGAAATATTCTCTTTCATTACATCTTCAGGTTCATAACCTAGCGCAATGCACCCTTGAATCCAATACCAAAGGATATCTCCTAGTTCACGCTTCATATGATACCTATTATCATCATTCATTACTTTGCCTTGAAATAATATCTTTTTCATTATTTCAGCAAATTCACCACTTTCTGCTAACATTCCTATAGCAGAAGTCATTAATCTACTCCATGCGATATCTTTGTGTTTGGTCTGCAAAACTGTTAGTCTTGCTACTAGGTCACCTGTATACTTAGATTCGCTACTTGTGGTGGAGTCCACAAATTTGCCATATTCATTTATCATATGCCTACTCCTATTATATATACGAAAAAAGCGACCCCGATAGTAAGCAGTAGATTATCTACTACTCCACTATCATAAGGTCGCCATACTTCGTGGTTAATTTTTTTGATTAACTTTCGCATAGTCTGTCTAACTCCTGCCAATCGTATTCAGTGTTTACAGTTAGCTTTACCTTTCTTTTCTTTGGTTGTGCTACTACTATGTCTAAATTAATGCCCTTTTGCTTAAGTTTTGCTACTTTGCGTTGGTAGTTTTTATACTCGGTCTGGGGAAGATATACTATTCTCATCTGCCTTGCCCCCTGTATTTTTTAAATGAACGCTTTTTATTTTTGTTCATGTTTAAGCTAATTCTTGGGTGAGAATCGCCTTGTGCCGTTTTCTTCTTGTGCGAGGTATGTGCTTGTTGCCATCTACTTTTAACTGCCACTTTGCACCTCCCAGACTACTTTGATACCTCTGCGAACTAATTCGTTTAAGCACTTTTGTCTAATTTTAGGTTTAGCATTATGTTTATTGATGTAATCAAATAACTCTTGCTTTGGTGTGTTGTGCAGGTAGTAATGCCTAGTTTTTTGTTTACTAGCAGGAACTCCTCGCTTGTATATTTTTTCACTTGGTTTAAATTTTGCTGGCATCGTGCACCTCCTTTTGATGTATTGCCGTTTGATTTAAGACTTTTTCAAGTCTGCCTATTTCTTCTACTAATTCTAGCATACAGTTTTCGCACTCTATTACTTCTGATACTAGCCTATCCTGTATGTTTATGTATTCAGAGTATAACTCTAATGTAGAACGCATACTTCTTTGTAAGTGTTCTCTATAGAATGCTACTCTATCGAGAGTTGGGAATGGCATCACTTTACCACTTTGGTCGCCTTTGACTCCCTTCGTTTTTCTACTATCTGCCATTCTTATACTCCGTGTGTTACGCAGCCATATGCATCTTCACAATCTATTGTTCCACATACGCACTGCTTCTTTTTTAATTCTTCTATTATATACTCTCCAACTGCTTCTAGCATATTGTTGTAAGAGTCATACTCGCAACTTGTATTGTTGTATGCTACTTGAAAGGCATCTAACATAAGTTGCTTTGGTATGTCCTGTGAATCCATGAGATATAAGTGGCTCATAGGTTCACTACTATCGAACTCAGGCCAGCCAGATAAATCTTCTGCTACACCTTGTATCTCTAGCACTCCATAAATTAAGCAGTCTCCAGACTTCTCAATTTGTTTAAGCATTGTCCATATATCCATTTTTTCTCCTTTTTATACTATATATTATATCAAGCGTTAAGTTGTTTGTCAAGAACTTTTTTAAATTAACCTTGAAATTTTGTGATATCTGCATTTGAGACAAAAAAAGACGACTCCGAAGAGTCGCCCTTCAAACTTAATCTGTTTACACAGTTAGAAAGTTTACTCCTTTGTCGTGCAGTAGGTCGGCATTTTATTACAATAGCGTCCTAAAAACCTACACCTTTTACACTAGGTTGAAAGTGCTAGTTTGGTAAAGAACTCTAGCAAACTTCAAATGATGTTCGAGAAGTCATTTGTCTACTATAGCGTCTCTTTACAATCATCACTTTTACACTAGAGATAGAGATGCCGTTCTTATGGTAGTTCACCTTTATCTGTCGTTTCCTACATCTGCAGGACTTGATGACCGAAGCGTTTTGCTACTAAACACTCCCTGATATTATCGCTGTATCTGGTGTCAATCACGCGAAGATTTACTGTTTTACTACTGTAATACTGCGTAATCCCGTAGGTTTTTAAGTTTCGACAAACTGCTCGAGAAGTGGGAACTACAGGCTAACTGGTCGGCTTTGCCCTCGTGAGAAGGTCTTCTTATGTCTGCTACCGAATCGGTTGAGACTACGCACTTACACACTTACTGCTGTAGTATTGCACTTACTCCTTATCGTTTGAGTTAAAACGGCTAGTTCCCTTATTCTTCCGTGAATCTGTTAACTACTAGCAACCTGCAACTGTCGAATGATTTACTCTGATATCGTGTCCCTCTAATCATTGAAAGAGCATACGGCAATATTTAATGAGATGCCTCTCGTGGTTTCTGACTCTCGCTGTAGTGATGCTGGCTAATGCTCAGATTACTACTTGCTTGGCGAGTCAGAAATCCCCTTGTTTTTTTTGTTTTTGATATGTATATTATATCAAGCTTTTAACCTTTTGTCAAGAACTATTTTTCACTTTCTTGAGCTCAGTAGTTAAATCCCGCCACTTTCCCAAAGTGCACTATCTGCTATGTGATAGGGTATTTTTCATAGCTAGAGTAGGTTTACCACTTTCAAACTACGCAATGTTGGTCATTGTCTGCGTAGTTTCACTACTGTTCTTTTTTTATTTTATAAGATATATTATATCTCGCTAATAACCTTTTGTCAAGAACTATTTTTAACGAGGTTATCTTGACTGTGGCGAGGTAGTTTTAACACTACCTCATCACTTTCTTACTGAACGACTGCTTCGAGTCTTTCCACTAAGTTTCTGAGGTCAATCTTTGTTGCTTTCTCAAGAGAAGCGATGTCATCAACTTCAACTTGTAGAAGGCTAGCAATGTCATTGACAATCTCATTTTTGCTAACGATAGGCTCGCCTGTTTTTGTTGTTCTTGGTTGAGCAACATATACGCCTTCTCTTGATAACTTAGCAATAATACTTCTTGTAGTTTTGCCAAATTCTCTTGCTAGTGCGTCAACAGTTTCCCTTGTCGGATTAGCTTGGTATTGTTCGGTCATTGTGTTGACCATTTCATCTGTGTAATTTTTAGCTGATGCCATTTCTACTCCTGTTTTAATATTTAATTTATACTTTATATTATATACTGCGTTTAAGGTTTTGTCAAGTGATTGCTTAATCTTTTTCAAACTTACCTTAACCATGTGTCCCATATCAGTATTGCTACTCCTACTCCAATGGCTATTAGATTTACTATTACGAGTTTCATCTCGGCAGTCATTTTTTTCGGTAATCTTTTCTGTTTCATACTTAATATTATATCACGCTGACATTGTCTTGTCAAGTATAATTTAAAGCGAGTTCGGGGAAGACTGCCAACATTTTTTTGAATCTTTGCCGTATAGCTTCAATTCCTACAGCGAATCACTTCTACTCTCTCGACCCGTAGGTCGCTTTTGGTGTTCGGTGGTTTCCTCACTTCAAATTATGTATATATTATATCAAGCTATTGATGTAGTGTCAAGCAAATGCAAAAGAAATATTAATAAACTTACGCAAAGGAATTCTCGGGGGCCGGACGCGAAACCGTAGCAAAGCCTTAAAAAAGTCGGCGCAAGTCAGCAAAAGTCTTGACAAGTCTTTAAAAGCATGATACAATATAAATAAGACTTATTCTAGACTCGCGGCGGCCACTTGCCCACTAAAGTAGACCTAGCACTTACCAGTTTTGCACTTATTGGCGCAGGCTCACCACTTTGGCACTTATCGTTTTCGCACTTGGGCGCGCGGGGCGGCTACCTTTGAAACACTTGTGCCATGGTCTTCGCATAGTTAGTACTTACTATCACTGGAGAACCCTATTTTATAAGGTTTGCGAAGTGAGTAAGAATGGGGGTTGTAGGGGATTTGCGAGAAGGTCGGCAAGACCCTTGTTTTAGGGAGACTTAGCAAATAAAAAAGTTGAATTATTTTTCACGCAGGTATTGACAAGCTAGAATAGATGTGGTAAAATCGGCGCGCAAAAGCGGACAACCGTCCCGTGCCAATAGGGACCGATGTCTAGCGTTGAGTAATAAAGTCGCTTACACTTCAGAAATTAGGACACAAGTTCTTTTACCCATTCGATTGTGCTGATGTTGCTTCTTCCTAAGCTATCAAGGTCTCTGATGCTTTTGCCAGTCATGTCAGCAATCTCGCGTAATAAAACTTTCTTGTTTGGTCTTTTGACCTTTTCGATTGTTTTTTCGTTTTTCATGTGTATTATTATATAAGGCGAAATGGGTTTTGTCAAGCAATTGCGAAAGTTTTTTCAAAAAAGTTTTTTCATATTTTTCTTGACATGCTCAAATTTTTGTGATATAATAATGGGGTAGGTGGGGAGGGAAGGACAGACTTCGCATAATATGGGACAAATGTCGCGGCCGCGCAGACAGACCAGTTTTATACTTCGTACTTGCACTTTGGCGCTGACGCGCTACAAAAGTCGTCGTCGTACTACTACTTAGGCGCAGAAAAATAAAAAATAAAAAAAAGCGTGGCGGATCCAACCAGTCGAGTAAAGAATCCACCACGCTAATGGCTAGATTTTCACGGCTCTAGCCAAGCCGTTCCCTTAAATCGCAAACCTAGAGTAATTTCTGCAATACAACGATTTGTAGTATCAGGACAAGAACAGGAATCATCGTTCTAAGAAATTCCATTATTAGTCTTATCCAAAACCACCGCTCCTCTAATCGTTGCACCCGATTTTTACTCATTTAGGCAAGGATTTAAAATAGGTCTCTATGATTTGCCCGATTATTTTAGCAACAGCATTTGTTCTAAAATATAATTCCGACTGAATCTCTCGAATCGTTTTCTTGTCAGGATTATGTTTAGCAAATTCTTTTGCTACCATATCGGCTAAATCATAGGCATTTTCCCTTACAAAAGGTCGTTTACCATTCATATAAATACCCCCATAAAGAATAAAACCCAAACCAAAGCAGTAATCAGAAAGATACCTAGAAAAGGCACATTCAACCATGTTTTCTTTTGGCGTTTTACCCATGCGTTAAAAATTATACGATTAGCAATTTGGGTAGGCGTAGGATTATCTTGAAATAACCATTTCATAACCAACCCCCATTGTTTAATCGTTTCCTTTCTCCTAATCCTGATTTAATCTGAGCCGATACCATAACCATAGTTAAGATACCGATATTAAATTCACTCTGATAAATCAAAGGGCTAGTTAAAAGTATTATTGCATTACCGAAGATAATACAGATGTAATACGCTCGTATTCTCTTGTCTATAAAGGCAAGGGCGTAGGCGACTAAGCCTACCCCCATGCTCCAAAAGACAACAGTTGCGACAACCATTGAAACGCTTAACATTTTATACCCTCTATATCGTTTTGATGATACATCTTGATAATCTCTGCATTATCATCATAAGCAACGATATGAGCAAAGGTGAAGTAATCGTAAGTATGAATACACTCTTTTAGATACCTTTCCTTCAACTCGTGGTCGATAGTGTTATCGCCTTTAGGTCTAAATTTGATAAAAGAAACCTTACCAATTTTTAACCTTATCCAAAGTTTGGAAAACCAACGATATTGCCTAGCAGTATAGATACCTACCTTTTTGCCTTCTCGAATGAATCTCTTCATCTTTTTGGCTAGTGGTAGGGGTCTATCAAATAAGGACACGATAAAAGAATCCCAAAAGATATAAGTTGCTAAATCCTCAACAAGATAGAAACCCTTCTTGAAAGAAAATTTAATCTTATGAGTGAATATCTTCGGTCTGATAAAAGTCGTTTTATCAAGGTCGAAAATAAACACATCTTTTGATTCAGCGAATACCTTCAAAAGATTGTCAGTATTCCTCTTAGCCTTCTTTATTAGTCCGTGCTTTGCTCTATAGTCGAGAATGGGCGACATATGTCGTGTCGCCCTTTCCCAATTATCTCTCGGATTTAAAATGTATTTAAGTTTCATTTTCAAACCCTCCGAAATTGAGTTCTCGTTGCTCTTCCTTATCTTTAGCAGTCAACCTCTTACGGATTGATTGCCAAGATACAGAACCTATCTTGTTAAGATAATTTTCAAAGAATGAATCTTTGTATTTATCCAAGAAGTATTGAGCAAGTTCATATTCAATTAGTGAATCCTCTAAGGCAGTATGACATTCTACATACCCAAGGTCTTCTTGAATATATCGAGCCATTATCTCAGCCGAATACCCAAGATTCTTGCCACTTTTTGACATGAATTTTACTCTCTCTTCTTCGCTTAGATTATCAACCTTTTCGAAATATCTTCGGTTTATAACCTTGTTAGCGAACATATCCATTAAGCAAAATTTCGGCAACCTTTCGATTTCTACATAATGTGAATGATGAAATCTCTTCGTTGTCGTTTGCATTGCTCGTAGGTCGAAAGGCATATTATAAGCACCTACGGAATCGACTAAAGCCAAATCCTTAGTAAGTATTTCTAATATTTCCTGCCACGATTTTAGAACCTTATCGGTCTTTCCGATTTGATTCAGTCGCTTTAACTGTTCAAGATATTCAACATATCTCGAATCAGTCTTGTAAGCCGTCCTTTCACCCTCTGCTAATCCTTGCAACGATTCGTGAACATTCTTCAATTTTTGAGAATGTAACCAATAGTTAGGATTGAACAGCGTATCAGCTACAAGAAAACGCCTACAAGTAGGCGTATCTTGATTATTAAGAACATTGCCAAAAGTCCAACCTATCTCAGCGATTAAGCCTTGATGTTCGTTCTTAAAGCAAGTTTCAGTATCTAGGATTAAAGCGATATGCTTATGCCTATAGTCTTGAACCATAACCATAGCGTTAACCCCACTTCTTACCCGCGATAGGTTTAACACCCATGCCGATAAGCACCATTTTAAGACCCTTCATGCCTGAGCGAAGAAGTGTCTCGATACCTTCTTCATCTCCGAAAGTGTCTCGGACTAATTTTTCATAATCAGTCCTTGTCATCTTCTTCAATTCAGAAGTCGTTTTATTATTAGCATTAGCCATAATATTACCTCATTAAATTGGCTCGTTTTTGTATTAGGTAACGAGCCTAGACCCCAACAGTTTTATACCCTGTTGTTTAGTATTTCTTCGATTAGCAACCTCGTTGCTCTGAGATAATTCCATTCTTCCATGCTTAACGCTTGTGTGTTGAAATCCATCACACACAATATAGCGTCTAGCTCGAAGTTTAGTTGAGTATCAGATAGCGTATGAGCTTGTCTAATCGTTTGTTTTAAGTTTTCTATAGTCATAGAAACCCCCTATAAAAGAAACGCCCTCAGAGAGCGTCTGAGAGCGTTTATAGTTATTTTAGAATCTCGACCACGACATTGGTTTTGATTCCCCTTTTATTCAACCTCGATACAGTCCTCATTCGTTGGCGTATTGAAGTAGTAACCATATACAGAGCAAAAAATTCATAATTGCCGAGCCATGATTCCTTTTCAACCAATTGATAAATCTTGTATCGTTTTCTAGTAGTTTTCATATTAAATACCTCGCATTTAATTTAAGGAAAATTTTAATTTTTATTTAACCTCGTTGTTCCGAGCGTTCGATTCGTGAGCAGTTTACATATTGGGAGTATATAAACCGATTGTCTCCAACCTCATTGCCGTAAGTTTCTCTGAGAGAGTTTCACCGATAAACAGTAGAAGTTTATCTTGTTTTCTGAATCTGCAAGGCGGTCTCTTCGTGGGGTTTCCCCTGTGCCGTCCGATATTCAGTCGCATAAGCAATTGAGTTAATTATACACCCAAAAAAGCGATGTCACACAATTGTCACAGTATATACAGTAGTTTTCTGCGTTTATACAGTAGTTAGGGGGGTTATCAGACCTACCTTGACACGCTCCCGCAGACTCCCCCGCGCGTACAACTTTGGAAAAAATGGTACTTACAAAAAAGTGCCGTATAGTATCATAATGATACATATGGATAAATAGTTCTTGACAAATGGTTATATTTTTAGTATAATATGTTTATATGTCAAGTGTAGCTTTAACAACAAAAATAAGCCCAGAGGGTCTCGAGATAGCCAATGCATATTTGCAGCATGGCTCAATCCCGACTGTTAGCCTTAGAATGGGTTTAGGAGAAGCGCAAGTTAGTGAAATATTAAATCGCAGAGAAGTCAAACAATATATTGACACTGTATATCTAGACACAGGGTATAGAAATAGATTTAAACTTGCGGACACATTAGATACTTTGATTGATAAGAAAATGGAAGAAGCCGAAGAGTCGGAAATATATACTAGCAAAGACCTCGCAGACTTACTACAAATGGCCCACAAAATGAGAATGGACGAACTAAAAGCTCAAGCAGAACTAGAAAAAGCAAAAGCTACAAATATTAAAAATCAAACTAATGTACAAATAAATGATGGTGCCTTTGGCACAGGGAACTATGGGAAGCTTATGTCCAAGCTTCTCAAAGAAGAGAAAAAATAATGGCCTATAGTAAAGAAGTCACAGAAAGATTTTACGGAGTCTTGAACAGTCCGCAGCAGTTTAGCGTCGGTCGGTTTGATCCAAAAGACCCAAATGTAGCAACAGGAATGACAGGAGCACCCGCATGTGGTGATGTCATGAAGTTACAACTTAAACTAGATGAAAACGATATTATTACAGATATCAAGTTTAAGACCTATGGTTGTGGAAGCGCAATTGCTTCCTCTACTATGTTTGTTGAAATGCTGAAAGGCCTTAGCATAGAAGAAGCCAAATTAATAAAAGATAAAGACATAGCCGAGGCATTACAATTGCCTCCAATAAAATTACACTGTTCTGTTTTAGCTGAAGATTCGATTAAAAAAGCAATTGAAAACTGGGAGCAGAAGCAACATGACAAAGATAATAAATGATATTCATAAGTTTATGAAACAAAATAGAATACAAAATGTTTGGAGATTAGTAGAAGATGGGAAAGGGAAGCAAACGAAGACCAACAAACGAAAAGCAGTTCAGAGATAACTACGATAAGATATTCACACGAAAAAAGACACCAAAGCACGGCAGAACTCAAGTTCACAAAAATAAAAAGAAAACAGACGAATACTGGGATTCAGACTTTGAAGAGCAATGTAGAGAGTTCTACGGCGACAATATGCCATGATAGAGATTACAGATGAAGCAATCACCAAGATTTTGGAGAAACAGGAAAGAGAGAAGTTTACTGGTATCCGCTTGGGTATTACTGGTGGGGGGTGTGCTGGTTTTGAGTATGTATTTGATCGGACTAATAATGCAGCTACTGAAGAAGACGTGGAATTGGATTATGGACTCTTTAGGATACTAATAGATAAAATATCAGTTCCATACTTAGTAGGAATGACATTAGACTTTCAAGTAGAAGGACTAAATGAAGTATTTAAGTTTATCAACCCAAAAGAGCAGTCTTCTTGTGGTTGTGGAGTTTCAATAAATTTTGATTTAGAAAAGGTAGATAAAGATAAAATATTCGCAATAGAGGTATAATGGAAGTATTTGATATAATAGGACAAGTAGGAGCACCAATAGCAGCAGCACTGTTTATGGGAGGCTTCATCTTTTTAATCATAAGAAAAATTATGGACGATGTAGTAGGCGATACTTGTGAAGTACAAGGTATTTCAAAAATGCTAATTACTCGTATTAAAACAATGAACAATGATATGATTAAGATAGACATGAGTGTAAGTTCAGCTCTTGGACTCACACCAGACTTAGATAAAATAGCAAGAGCAGAAAATTTTGTAGAATCAGGAAGTATAGATGCAAGACGTGATTGATGCTATTCAACAATTTGGTTTTCCAGTTGTTGCAATGGTTGGATTAGGATATTTCGTATACTTTGTTTGGACTACAGTAACCGAAAAGATAGACCCTGCAATCGAAGACATGAAGATGACAATCTTACAGTTAATTGACCAGATAAGAATGTTAGATAATGATATGATTCGACTGCAAAAGAAACTGGACACAGTTTTACAGTTAAAAGAAAATGAACGAAAGAAAAATAAACAATAGAGTATCTAATGCTGTACTAGGCACAATTTTTGTACTACTTAGCGTTTTATTTGTAGCAGAACTTTCTGCAGATGAAATTAAACATGAATTCAAGTCACCCTCTTTTAGTGGCATAGGTACATCAAGTCACTACTTAACCATTGAGAATCAAGAGTTCTCAAGAAAAGAGGCACTAAGACTAGAAATAAAAGCAATGCAAGAAGCTTTGCAAAGAGAAGAAGATAATACTACTCTTGCTAGATTTTTAAAGAACTTTGAGAGTAGAATTTATGCACAGCTTTCTAGACAGTTGGTAGACCAGCTATTTGGAGAGAATCCTGCAACGGAAGGGTCATTTACATTATTTGATAATCTAATTACTTGGACATCAGATGGTATATCAATCACCCTAACTATATTTAATGAAGCTACAGGTGAAACAACTACTATTACTATCCCTATCGGCGATTTTGGTTTCTAGTTGCGCAACGCACTGGAAATACGCATCACCCTGTCTAACTAATCCTCAAGGGGATTACAAAGACTTAGTCACAATTGTTGGAGAAGCAAAATGTTTCTCTGGTGATTCTATTATTGAGCAACCGATAACAAAAGCAATAACTACTGTGCCATTACCGGCACGAGTTCCTGTTGTTGCAGTATATAAGTTTGAAGACTTAACTGGTCAAAGAAAATCAAGGGACGGTATAGCAGACTTCTCAAGTGCAGTCACACAAGCACCAGAAGCATATTTAATTCGTGCATTAAAACAATCCGGCTTCTTCAAAGTGGTAGAAAGAAAAGGGTTAGACCACTTAACAAAAGAAAGACAATTAATTAGACAAACAAGACAAAGTTTTGAAGACGATAAAGAGCAGCAACCTTTACTGTTTGCTGGTCTTATTATCGAAGGTGGTATTGTTGATTACAATACTAACTTATTAACTGGAGGTGTAGGTGCTAGAAACTTAGGCATTGGCACTTCTAAACAATATCGTGAAGATAAGGTAATCGTTTCTATGAGATTAGTTTCTGTGAGTACAGGAGAAATCTTATTGGAGATCCTTACTTCAAAAGCAATTCTATCCGTAGGTTTAAGTAATGACTATTTTAGATTTCATTCAAATGATACTGAACTCGTTGAATTTGAAAGTGGAAACACAATGAATGAACCTAAGTATATCGCTGTGCAAGCAGCAGTAGAAACAGGAGTAGTAGCGTTAATTAAACAAGGAATAGAGAAAGGGTACTGGAAGTACTACATGGGAGAGTAAAATGAGAGCTTTATTTGCCTTATTTTTATCAATCGGTCTCTATGCAGACAATGAAATCTATATCGACCAAACAGGTGACAATGCAGCAATAGATATTGAACAACTTGGTTCCAGCAATTTAATTGGTGGATTAAATGCAACAACAGGTTCAATGACAGCAGCAATATTAAATGGCACCTCTTGGACATTAGATTTAAATCAAATAGGAGCCTCCAACTTATTTCTTACTGACGGAATAATAGGTGATAACTTCACTGGAACATTTGATTTTATTGGTGACTCTAACGAATGGACTATAAGTATGGATACTGATGGTTTAAACGGAGCAGACTATGTTAATTTAAATTTTGACATTACTGGTTCTTCAAACACAGCAGATATCGACTTAGGCCAAGATGATGACGTATCGTATTTAGACTTAGACTGGTTATTTACTGGTGACAGTAATGAAATCACTCTAGACTTAGATTCTGCATACGCCACAAATTACATGGACATTTTAGGAGACTCTAATACACTTACATTCACAGGCAGTGGATACGGAGCAAGCAGTAGCGATGCCGCTTATTTCTATTTAGATTTAGACGGAGATAGTAATACAATGACTATTACTCAATCTTCTACACTTGCAGCAGACTGGTTGAAAATTGAAGCTGATACATCTAATTCAAATATTTGTATTGTTCAAAATGATGGTGGCACCTCCACTTCATGCTGACAATATAGGTGATATCACAGAACTTCGTGGAATAGGTGCTGTCTTACGAGATGACACCTATACCGCTGAGGTTGGCTTTGACATACAGCAAATGGACGATGTTCGCACAGGTAATGGCCGATTAGCAATATCGTTTTTAGATGATAGCAAAGTCAGACTAACAGAGCATAGCAAACTTATTATTGATAAGGTTGTTTTTAATCCCGACCCAAACAAGTCAGAAATGGCACTTAAGTTTGCCAGTGGGACTGCTCGTTTTATAACTGGAAAGATAGGTAGTATTAATAAACAAAACATTAATCTATCAACACCAACTTCTCAGATAGCAATTCGTGGGACAGATTTTACTGTTACCGTTGATGAATTAGGAAGAAGTTTGGTTATTCTTTTACCAGACGAATTTGGTATAAGCTCAGGGGAGATTGTCGTAACAACTGCTTTGGGTTCTGTAATTTTAAACAAACCATATGAGTCTACTGTTACGAGTGTATGGGAAGCAATTCCTACTAGACCAGTAATACTGGATCTGACACTAGACCTCATAGATAATATGCTCATAGTGAGCCCACCAAAGAAAGATGAAGAAGGACAAACTGCAGGAGAAGCTCGAACTGACGACTCTGATAACAATATTCTTGATATCGATTTCCTCGATTACGACGAGTTAGAAACAGATTATTTAGCTACAGATGAATTAGAATTCACAGAACTAGATATCGAATACTTAGACGTAAACTTTTTAGAGGATTTATTAGATGTTATTGAAGAACTAGATGCTCTATCCTCTGAGGACGAGTTAGCCCAAGATGGCTTTTCGCCTATAGATTTACAAGGTACACAATTTGGGAATGACCCCACAACCCAAATTACCACATTTACAGATGGGGAAGTAGTAAGCATTTTAAGACAAGTTAATCAAAATGTGAGACTTGATTTAAATGGCACTACAAGTTATAATATAATAATAGAACAAGATGGAAAAGCTTATAACATTATTCTTAACTCTGGGTCTGGCTCAGTCATTACAATCCGCCAATCTGGAGGTTGATATACCTTGGGACTATGAACAAATTAAAGCAGATGCTTTACTCATAGAACAATACAATCAAAATCAAACAATGCATTTTAAAATGTCAGATAACTCACATATTCATGAATGGGTTGCTTGGAATGTACTTGATGTATACACTACAAATAGAGCAATACGTGGAAGGTACGGAAAAGAGCTAAATCCTTTACTACCAGACTATCCTTCTTTAGAAAGATTGATAGCTCAAAAATTAGCAGTTAATTATTTACTATATACAATGAATGTTTTTGAAGACATTGAAACAATAGAAAATTTTAACACACTTGGTGCGTTAGTAGTTATAAATAATACTTGGGTAATAATAGACAATGAGTAAGAAAAGAGATCCAAAAAAAGGAACAGGTAAAAAACCTAAGGGGTCTGGAAGAAGACTCTATACTGACGAGAATCCAAAAGATACCGTTAGAATTAAATTTGCAACTGTAAAAGATGCAAGAGCAACAGTACGAAAAGTAAAAAGAGTCCGTAAGTCTTATGCTAGAAAAATTCAAATACTAACTGTAGGAGAACAACGAGCAAAAGTTATGGGCAAGAAAACTGTCGCATCAGTATTTAAATCTGGTAAGGCAAGTTTAAGGAGAGCAAACAATGCCAAGAAAAAAAGATCCAAGACTAAAAAGAGCAGGCGTTAGAGGTTTTAATAAACCAAAAAGAACACCTGGACACCCTAAGAAGTCTCATATTGTAGTTGCTAAAGTAGGCAACAAAATAAAGACAATACGATTTGGACAGCAGGGAGCAAAAACTGCTGGTAAACCAAAGAAAGGTGAATCAATGAGAATGAAGAAGAAAAGAGCTTCATTCAAAGCAAGACATAGAAGAAACATAGCCAAAGGAAAAATGTCTGCAGCTTATTGGGCAAACAAAGTTAAATGGTAAGATTAATTACTTTTGGAGTGGTACTCGGATTCTTTATCTGGAATCCGTACCCTCTACAAATTCTAGAACTAAAAACATTCGACTATATTATGAATAGTCAACCAGAAATTCAAAATGACAATATTCTAATTGTCGACATCGATGAAAACATCGTCGAAGCATACGGAGGTTATCCACTTCCAAGAAAACTATATGGACAAATGATAGAAAGGACTCCTGGAATAGGGGGCTTTACTATTCTTATGCCTGACCCAGATTTACGTGGCAACGAAAATGACTTGTACTTAGCAAGTGCATTAGCCAATAAACCCACAGTGTTAGCTTACGCAGCATCAACACAAGCATCTGAGCTAGGCCCTCATGTAGGTACTGCTCAATTAGGAGGTGATCCATTAGAATGGCTATTAACATATCCAGGAATTTTACGACAATTACCAATCTTATCGGTAAGCGCAGACGGCAAAGGTATCGTAAACTCCTCACCAGAGCTAGACGGCGTCGTCAGGCGACTGCCCGTAGTCGTAGGAAGTGAGGGAAAAATATACCCAAGTTTTGCACTAGAAATGCTTAGACTCGCTGTAGGCGACCCAAGCTATCAAATTAAAACTGGAGATACAGGTGTAGAGTGGATTCGAGTTCCTAACTATCCAAATATGAATACCGATGCTAATGGGTTTATTTGGATAAATACGAATGTAAAGTTTTATAGACAAACTGCAGCACAATATATGGCTGATCCAATTCCTGCACCTTTTGTTATATTTGGAGTAACAGCAGAAGGAGTGGTAAATCCAGTTCCTACTGCATCTGGAGCTAAATACCCGCATGAGGTACAAGCAAATGTATTGCATAATTTAGTATCAGGCACAGCGCCTTCAATTCCAAATTGGAGTGCAGGAGCGGAGCTAGGAGCTGCAGTCTTAGCTTTGCTCGTTTTATTACTAACAGCTAGTAGAATTTATTTAAGCTTGCCCGCTTTAGTGCTAGTTGTAGGAGGTTCAGCATATGGAGCCTGGTATGCCTTTCAATCTTCTTACTTATTTGACGTTTCAGGCATTATTTTAATATCGATTTTATTCTGGAGTATTGAAAGTTTCAGGAATTTTATAAAGACCTACTTCGAGAAAATGGAAATAAAACGACAATTTGGGACATACGTTAGTCCTGCCTTGGTTAAAAAATTACAAAAAGACCCAACATTGCTGAGATTGGGTGGGGAGACAAAACGACTAACATTTTTATTTTCTGATATTCGAGGATTTACACCAATATCGGAAAAATATCAAAAAGATCCACAAGGATTAACTGAGTTAATAAATAGATTTTTAGACAATCAAACAGAGATTATATTAAAACATGGCGGTACAATTGACAAGTATATGGGAGATTGTATAATGGCATTTTGGGGTGCACCACTTGACGATGAAAATCAAGTGGAGAATGCAACCAAGGCGGTTCTCGAAATGCGAGAATCATTAGGAGAGTTAAATGAAAGACTCAGAGAAGAAGGCTTGGATCAAATTAATACAGGAGCGGGAATCAATACAGGACTCTGCGTGGTCGGAAACTTTGGTTCTAGCACTCGCTTCGACTATAGCGTTCTTGGGGATTCTGTCAACCTTGCTGCGCGTTTAGAATCAAGTTGTAAAGAGTACGATACTGACTTAATAATTTCCGAACACAGTTTACTCGATGATTACGATTACGAGTTTTTAGACCAAGTAAAGGTTAAAGGAAAGAATGAGCCCGTTGAAATCTATACCATACGAAAATAGTACTTGACATTTGTTGCCACTTTTAGTATAATATAATCTATGTGAAATTCTCACAGCGGAAACGGAGTCAAAATGTCAGATGACGAAATGAATAAGATAAGGATAGATTTAGCAAAACTTGAGACTGCCGTTGCAGAACGGTGGAAGACTGCATTTAATCGCTTTGATGAAATTGAAGAAAGACTAAATCGAATAGATACTTATTTCTTATCAGGAGCGGGCGGAGTCATAATATTTATGGCAGGCTTGATAGTAACCCTATTAACAATACACTAATTATGAAAGAATATACAACAAAAGAAATGAAAGCAGGTGAGCCTGAAATAAAAGTAGAGGCAACAATAAAACCTGATAAAGCTCTTATAGAAGAGAAGAGAGGAAGATATTATGTTAAAGATCTTAACGGTAACAGACTTGGAGTATTCCTCACAAACAAAGACGCAAAAGAATTCGTTACAAAATTATAAGGACAGACTTGCTGTTTGCAAGAAGTGTCCAAACTTCACATTAAATATTTGTAAAGTTTGTAAATGTTTTATGCCCATCAAAACTAGAATCAAACGGGCAGAGTGTCCTTTAGGACAATGGAGTATATAATGCCATATCACACAGGTAAAAAGAAAAAGAAGAACGGTAAGAAGAAAAAAGGCGGAATGAAGAAAAAGAAAGGTTTGACCGCTAAACAAAAGAAACTACCTATGGCTTTGCAAAGAGCAATCTTAAAAAAGCAACGAGGTAAGTAATGGCCGTTAAAAGAAAAAGAAGAAAGAGTACTAAAAAGCGTAACATACCTACAAACTCAAAGTTGTATGCTAGAGTTAAAGCAGCAGCAAAAAGAAAGTTTGCGGTATATCCAAGTGCATATGCAAATGCGTGGCTTGTAAGAGAGTAAAAGAAAAAAGGGGGAAGATATCGTCGTGGCTAGAAAAAAGAAAAAACTTAAAAAACTAACTAAGAGACAAATTGCTACACTCCGCAGACATAGGTCTCACCATACCAAAAAGCATATGACAGTTATGGTGAGAGCTATGAAAGAAGGAAAAACTTTTGGTCAAGCCCATAAATTAGCTATGCGAAAGGTTGGTAAGTAATGGCTGTAAGAAGAAGTGGAGGATTAACCAAATGGTTTGGTGAGAAGTGGGTAGACATTTCTAGACCAAAGAAAGGTGGTGGATACGCTCCATGTGGAAGAAGAAAGGCAGGAAAAGGAGGGTATCCTAAGTGCGTTCCTGCATCAAAGGCAGCTAGAATGAGTAAGGCACAAATTAAATCAGCAGTTAGACGAAAGAGGGCAAAGAAGCAAGGAGTAGGTGGAAAACCTACTAATGTTAAAACCTTTGCAGGTAGACGCAGAAAGAAAAGAACAACAACTAGAAGGAAAAAAAGATGATAAAATATTTAAAAATGCTTTGGAATATAATTACTCTCAAAGATAAAAACTTTGACGGTACAGTTGATATCACTGATAAAATGATAGCAGCTAAACAAAAAGCAGTAAAAACTAAATAGGCGTATTATAACGCTAAGCTAAAAGGAGAATGCAATGGCAAAGTTTCTAAGCGGACCAACAGGCACGCACGGTACTCAAAAAATTCGTAAACATGTACTCAAAAGAGGCGTTACGAGAGATATGAATGCAGCTGCTGGAGTTCCAGTTAATACTAAACTTCATAACGGATTTACAGCTTTTAGGTATGCAGCAGCACCAAAAGCAATCGGACCTAGATTCGGTAAAACTAAAAACCCACCAAAACCAAGATTTAAAAGATAATATGGCAAGAAAATATATGATAGATGGCAGAAAACTCTGGCTTCAAGAATGTCTACTAAGTAGTACTAAAACATTAGTAAGAATGGAAGGCACAGAAGAAAGAAGAGAACTTACGCCTAGAGAAGTAAGCATGAAACAGATTGCTGCAGCGTACTGCTATCTATATCATAAAGTCCAGGAAGAAGGATTACTGAAACCTGGAGATGAGGATAACTTTTTTAAAGACGAGATTCTTCACTAATGTTAACACTAAGTAGAGAAGATATAGTAAAAGAGTACTTGATGGACTTTCAAGAACAGGATAGATTTATCAAGCTACCTATTGAAGGCTATATGGACTTACTAGGAATTACACCAAATTCTTCACAAACTGCTATCATAAATGCACTTAATAATCCTAAATATAGATTTGTATGTGCGGCAGTTTCTCGTAGACAAGGTAAAACATATATTGCTAATATTATTGGCCAGTTAGTTTCTTTAGTACCTGGCTCTCATATATTATTAATGTCACCTAACTATTCATTATCCCAAATTTCTTTTGATTTACAAAGAAATCTAATCAAACACTTCGCTTTAGAGGTTGTTAAGGATAATGCAAAAGACAAAGTTATTGAACTTTCTAATGGGTCAACAGTTAGAATGGGATCTGTAAATCAAGTTGACTCAGTGGTCGGTAGAAGTTACGACTTAATTATTTTTGACGAAGCAGCATTAGTAAATGGTAAAGATGCCTTTAATGTAGCTCTTCGTCCTACACTAGACAAAGCAAATTCAAAAGCATTATTTATATCAACTCCTCGTGGAAGAAACAATTGGTTTGCAGATTTTTATTACAGAGGCTTTAGTGAAGAATACCCAGAATGGGCATCACTTAGAGCAACTTATCACGAGAATCCAAGACTATCAGAACAAGACATTAAAGAAGCAAAAATCAGCATGTCAGAAGCTGAGTTTAGCCAAGAGTATGAAGCAGACTTTAATATTTATGAAGGACAAGTCTGGGCCTTTAACCATGAGGATTGTGTAGCAGACCTATCTGCTTTTGACACTAGTAAAATGGACGTATTTGCAGGGCTTGATGTCGGTTATAAAGACCCCACAGCATTTTGTGTAATAGCATATGATTGGGACGAACAAAAGTATTACTTAGTTGATGAATACTTAGATGCAGAAAGAACTACCGAACAACATGCAGTGCAAATACGACAGTTAATACAAAAGTGGGATATTGACTATATTTATATTGATTCTGCAGCTCAACAGACTAGATTTGATTTTGCACAGAATTATGACATTACTACTATTAATGCGAAAAAGTCAGTACTAGATGGAATTGGTAAAGTGGCAACAGTAGTAGACAATGACTTATTATTAGTTGACCAGAGATGTAACGAAGCGTTAATGTGTCTTGACCAGTATCAGTGGGATCCAAATCCTAATTTGCTGAAAGAGAAACCTAAGCACAATGCTGCGTCTCACATGGCCGATGCAATAAGGTATGCTCTATATTCTTTTGAAACGACTGCGACTACTTTTTAGCATGTCAAAAATAACTCTTGACTTTTGGTTAAAAAATAGATATAATTGATAATATAAAGTGGAATTAAAAAGAGACCTAATAAAATACATAAGGGATAAAGCAAAATCCAAGTACGAGAAAACAGATAAATGTTACATCTGCGGTTCTCAGACTAGATTAGACTTTCATCATTTTTACTCATTGACAGAGTTGTTTGAAGAGTATATGACAAAGCATAATCTGGAAATAACAACAGAAGAACAAATTCTCGAAGTTCGAGAGAAGTTTATTGAAGAATACTTCGATAAAATTTATAACAAAGCTGTTACCATATGCCATAAACATCATTTGAAACTACATTCGATTTATGGAAAGAAACCAAAATTGATAACAGCACAAAAGCAAGAAAAATGGGTAGAGATTCAAAGGAATAAATATGGCATGGTATGATTTTATAACAGGCGGAAATAAAAGCGTAGAGGAAAAGCACAATCCTGCGCAGTATATTATCGCCAGAGATGAGGGATTAGAAATCGCATCTCGTGAAAGAGTTCAAAATTATCGAGACGCTTATGAAAAACTAGAAGTAGTAAATCGTGGCGTAAACATGATAGTTGATGACGTTGCTGAAATTCCTTTTGAGTTTGATGGCAAAATAGTTGGCATGACGCCCATAATCAAGAACATAAGACAATCACGAGTAGATTTAATACTAAACTACGAACCTAATCCATTTCAAGATGTTAGTACATTTAAAAGAAATCTTATTATAGATTTATTACTAGATGGTAATATATTTATATACTTTGATGGAATGCATCTATATCACTTACCAGCCGAAAAGGTAAGAATTCATACTGATGATAAACTATATGTAGAAAAGTATGAGTTTGATTCCTCTATCGATTATCAGGTAAACGAAATCATACACATAAAAGAAAACAGTTTTCACTCCATTTACAGGGGAGTACCTAGACTTAAGCCTGCATTTAGAACAATGAATCTACTTTCTAACTTAAGACACTTTCAGGATAACTTCTTTAAAAATGGAGCAGTGCCAGGATTAGTACTAAAAAGTCCTAACACTCTTTCTGAGAAAATTAAAGAGAGAATGTTACAAGCATGGACAGCTAGATATAATCCTGTTTCCGGTGGAAGAAGACCACTTATTTTAGATGGAGGTTTGGAAGTTGATAAACTAACAAATGTAAACTTTAAAGAGTTGGACTTTCAAGACTCTATCACACAATGTGAGAGAGTAATTTTAGAAGCATTAGGCATACCGCCTATCCTTTTAAATAGTGGCAACAATGCAAACATAAGACCTAATCATAGATTGTATTACTTAGAAACAATACTACCTATAGTTAGAAAAATTAAGTATGCATTAGAACGATACTTCGGTTTCGAAGCAAATGAAAATGTATCAGGAATACCTGCTTTACAGCCAGAGCTAAGAGATCAAGCAGGCTACTATGCAACTCTTGTGAACACAGGAATAATGTCACCTAACGAGGCTAGGGACGCATTAAGATTAGAAAGAATGGAGGGATTCGATGAACCTCGTGTACCTGCAAATATAGCAGGTTCAGCAGCAAATCCCGAAGAAGGTGGAAGACCGCCTGAGCAAACAGAGGAAAACGATGAATAGAAAAGCAATACTAGAAAAAGTAGCTGATTATATGGTATCAAAAGGCAAAATGTTAAGTATTGTAGAATACAAAGCAGCTTCCGACAAACCTTATAATTATATACTTATAAAAAGAGCATGGGGCAGCTGGTCAAGACTTACACAACTTATTAAGTCTAACTTTCCAGAGAAATGGGAAGAAATGCACAAGCCTGCACCTAAAGTAAAAGCTAAACCAGTAGCAAAGAAAGAAGTAAAGGAGACGTAATATGAAAAAGATATTTCACATGACTAACACTTTTCAGAAATCTGATGTTGCTGAAGATGGTTCAATTAATATTAAAGGTCTAGCTAGTACTAGTGCACTAGATAGAACCGGAGATGTAATTGATCACAATGCATGGAAACAAGGTGGTTTAGATAATTATGGGGATAACCCAATTATTCTTTTTAATCACAACTATGATAGACCGATTGGTAGAGCAAAATATTGCGATGTTACTCAAAACGGCCTTGAAATAGAAGCAAAAATTTCAAAGTCTGCTGGAGATGTAGTAGACCTAATTAAAGACGGTGTCCTTGGAGCCTTTTCCGTTGGTTTCAAGGTCAAGGACGCTGAATACAATAAAGAAACTGACGGATTTTTTATAAAAAGTGCTGAACTTCTTGAAGTATCAGTGGTTAGCATACCAGCTAATCAAACTGCTACTTTCTCAATATCAAAGTCATTTGACAGCGATGATGAGTATCAAGAGTTTAAACAGCATTTTAACAAGGCTCACTCTGTGGAGTCAGTTATTACTGACAAAACTGAGCAGCCAAGTGCCGCAAATGCGGATAATATGGAGAAAGATATGTCAAATGACACTCAGAGTCCAGAATTTGATCTGAAGGCATTTGCTGAAGAAGTTGCTAAGAAAACTGCAACTACTATTGCTATGCAACAAGCAGAGCAAAAAGCTAAAGACGACGCAGAACTTCAAAAAGCTGCTGATGTCGAGGCTGAAGCAAAGGCTGTTCAAGAGGCAAAACAGGACGAACAGAAAACTATAATCGAAGCTGGATTATCCGGTGCCGAGAAATTAGTAAATGATGTCGAGTCAAGACTGTTAGAAAAGAATGAAGAGCTTTCATCAGTAGTTTCAGAACTACAAAAAGATTTAACTGAGAAATCAGATGAAATCATGAAGATGAGAGAGTCCAAGCGAATCTTCTCAGATAGAGGTACAAACTCTAACTGGAAAGAAACTCATAAAGAGGAAATCATGGACGCAAAAGTTCTTTCAGTTATTACTGGACAGAAATCAATTGAAAGCACAAAATATGGTCAAGGTATCATAGAAAAAGTAAACGCTGACTCAAGTGTTGCAGTATCATCTGCAGACTTCGAACAAGTTGTTTCAACTAATGTTGAAAGAGACATTCAAAATGAATTAGTCTTAGCTCCTCTATTTAGAGAAGTTGCAATGACTAGTGCTTCAATGATTATGCCAATCTTACCAGATGCAGGATACGCTGAATTCGTATCAGCTGCTGGTACAGGCGACGGTGCAAGCCCACACGGTAACTTATCAGAAAGAGGCGACTCTTATGTAACTACTGGTGATAGAGGCGGTATCGACTTAACAGAAAAAACATTAACTGTTAAGAAATTGATTTCAAAATCATTTATTGGTAATGAAACAGAAGAAGACGCGATTATGCCAATTCTACCATTAATCAGAGAATCAATGGTTAGAGCTCATGCAAGAGGTATGGAAAATGCTATCTTATTTGGTAACAATGCACAAGGTACATACACATCAGGTATTTTTGATGGACTAGTTCACAAAGCTACTGATGCTTCAAATGTACTCGTAGGTTCAGAAGCTTTCGCAGCTGATAAACTTACTGCAACAGAGTTATTAGAAATGAGAAAATCAATGGGCAAATATGGTGTAAATCCAAATGAAGTCGTATATATTGTATCACAAGAAGCATACTACAACTTGCTAGAAGATGCTGAGTTCCAAGACGCTAACCTCGTTGGCGATATGGCAACTAAGCTATCTGGTGAGATTGGTCAGGTCTTCGGATCTAGAGTATTAATCTGTGATGAATTCGCAGCAAGAGCAGCTAATAAGACTCACGCTGTAGCTTTATATGCTAGAAACTTCGTTATGCCTAGATTAAGAGGCGTTACAATTGAATCAGACTACGATGTAGCTAATCAGAGAAGAGTACTTGTGGCTTCACAAAGACTTGGATTTGATGACATCATCGGCGGTTCTGACGCAGTTGTTATCAGAAACTACAAAGCTAGTTAATAGCTTAATTATGGTTTTGTGGGTTTACCTTAAAACCCACACTTGAATTATGGCAGACTTAGTAACAGTACAAGATTATAAAGACGCAGAAGGGCTAACTGGTGCTAAGGACGACGATCGCCTTAATATTTTAGTTCCTCAAATCTCCGAATTAGTAAAGAGATATTGTGGAACAAGTTTTGTTGATTTTTTCAGTTCTGATAAAACAGAGACATTCAATGTTACAGAGGACACTTCAGTTATAATAGTAAGTGAAAGTCCACTGATTAGCGTGACATCTGTTAAAGAACGCGGCAGCCCAACTGAGAGTTATACTACTTTAACAGCGAATCAAGATTACTATGTTGATAATACATTTGACGCAGTAAGAAGAATTGTTGGTAATGGTACAAAAAACTATCAGAAAGGTTTTGGAGCCGTACAAATAGCATATCGATCTGGCTACTCAGCTGTACCTTCTGATCTTAAATTAGCCGTAATGGATTTAATTACATACTACTTACGAGATGAGCATAAGTCAAGAAGAACAATGCAAGGAGCAACAATAGAATCACAAGGCTCCTCAAGTGTTAGAAATAATACTGATTTTCCTGACCATATTAAAAGAGTGCTTGATTTGTATAGAGTAATAGTGTAATGTCCATAGCAAGAAGAAAGCAAGCAATACAAGAGTATCATAGAATAAAAAATGAAAGAGATACTTCTTCTATTCAGTATTTAACTTTTACTATAAATAAATCAGATTGGTTAGACTCTTTAAAACAGAAGATTATACAAGAAATTAAAGATTTTGACCAAGACACAGGCGATGAAACAGCATTAGCTTTTAAAGCATATATGGAAGGAGATGGTAAATCAGAAACTGATAAATCTTGGAAAGCGTTTAAAAAGCATTTAGAAGGTTGGATGAAGTTTGGTAAAAGACCTACTTGGTATACTAAAAAAGATGGAGCAGGTAGATGGGTAAGTGATAATGGTAAAAGTTATACTTTTACATGTGTAAATAGAAGACAAACTTTAAAGTCTGGTAATCTAAATAAAAAATGGGCAGCAAACGCAATAAGATCTTTAAAAAAGAATGTTATAAAAAAATGGCATAAAGGAATTTCTACAGCTGAACATGGTAAACTTGTTCAAAAGTTTCAGAAACAAGGCGCAATGCAACAACTGAGTGGATTTACTATGAGTCAAGCTACTAGTGTTCAAGCACAAACTAGACCAGGCTCTGAAGGTAATAATATAAATAATGCAATTATTGCTGGTATAGTTGGAAATGCAAGTACTGAAGATTGGCTAGGCTGGGAAAAAGGATTTATACTAAACTATTTTCAGTATAAATATGGTACTAAAGTAGATAGAAGAAAAACAAAAAATAGTATACAAAGAAATCATACAATAAGAATTGTTATGATGCCAGGAAGATCAGTAGGAAATACTGGTGCTCCCGATAAAAGTGACAGTAAAGAATTTTTAGATTTATTCACTGAAGAATTTAATACACAGATGACTGCTTATGCAAGTACTTTAACAGGATTAAAAAAAGTTAATTATATAGCAGACTCTCCCAACTTTGATGATGAAGGAGCTGGTATATCTGAAGATCAGTGGATAGAACAAATAGAAAGATCTGTTAAAGCTATGCAAAGAAGTTCAGGTAGAATGAATCAAGGTATAGTAAAGAAAACAAAAATAAGTTTTAAAAAACAGTTAGAAAAAGTAAGATACGAAAAGAAACAAGGGAAAGAAGGTTTTGTAACACCAAAAAGTAATAAAGCTGTTAAAACAGTAGTAGCGACTAAGAAACCAAAAGTTAAGAAAGTTGCCTTAAGTAAAGTATCTCCAAATAAAAGAGGAGAGCATTTACAAAATTCAGGATTTAGAATGGATAAGGAAGGTTTGCTTATAAGAGATTTAATTAATAGATTATTACCTAGAGCAATGGATAAGAATATGGTTCGTCCAAGATTACAGAATCAATCAGGTAGACTAAGAAGAGAATCAAAAGTAGAACAAGTTATAGTAGGGCCAAGAGGAGGATTGTATATAGATTATTCATATCCACAAAAACCTTATGGAGTATTTGAACCGGGTACAGGTAAAGCCCCCTGGGCAAATCAATTTAGAGACCCAAGACATTTAATAGGAATGAGTATAAGAGAGATAGTTGCAGTAAACATGGGAGGTCAACCAGTTGCGTCAACAAGGAGAGTATTTAGCTAATGCCAACAGAAACTAGTACAAGACAATATACAACACGAAGACAAAATATTGTCAATGCACTCGTTGATGCATTAGAACTTATTGACGGTACAGGTGCTTATCAATCCTCATTACATACAGTAGAACCAAGACTAAAATTTTGGGACGAAGTAACAGAATTTCCTTCCGTCCACATAAATGCAGGTAGAGAAACCCGCTCATATGATGGAGGAGGATTTAAATTTCGTTATCTTGCAATTACATTAAGATGTTATGTAGAAGATAATGAAGATAGTGTAGGAGCATTAGATGCTTTACTTGAAGACATTGAAACTGTCTTAGAGGCAAAAGATCCTCTTACATATTATGATAAAAATGGAGTTGCACAAAGTACTGTGCAAACTTCAATACTAAGCGTAGATACCGATGAAGGTGTCTTAGACCCTCTAGGAGTAGGAGAAATACAAATAGAGGTTCAATATTAGAAAACAGCCACGATAAGTAATTATTTGTCAAGGCTCTTTTCAAGATTAGGAGAATAAAAATGGCAGATAAATTTTATTTTAGCCGAGATACCGAAGTTTATTTAATAAAGGATTCGTCCAAGTGGCTTATCCCTGTTTTAGATGGCTTCAGTTTTTCACAAGGCACAAACACAAGTGAAATTACTCTGAATGAAATGGCAGACGGCAGCGGTAAAAGCAGAAGAAGTAGACAAATGTTTACTGATTCATATGCACCAGCTGAGTGGTCTTTCCAAACTTATTTAAGACCGTTCCAAGCAACAGCTGGAGCGACTAATGGTTGGGAAGGCTCAGGTTCTGATAATCACCATCACGCAGTAGAGGAAGCTTTATGGGCTTGCTTTATGGGAGCAGCAACGTTTACTAAAACTAATGGTGCAACCGAAGCTTCATGGAGTGATACAGTAACCAACTCAACATCAAATGTTGTCTTTGATTTCACAAACTCAGAAGTACCAGCATTGGCAACTTTTGATTTGTTCTTTGAAATGGGTGCAACCCAAGGTAGTGGGGAAACCTTCTACAAACTAGCTAATTGTGTAGTAAGTTCTGTATCTATTGATTTTGATATCGATGGTATAGCAACTGCAACTTGGTCAGGTAATGCTTCAATGATTACTGACGAAAGTGCACTAGCTTCTGGCACATTAATTTCTGAAGGAACAACAGGAACAGGTAATTTCATAAGAAATAGATTAACTCAGCTAGCAGTAACAGCTGCAGACACAACTACATTCCCAGGTGCATCATCTAATGGTGTTTATAACTTAGTGTTAACAGGTGGTAATATAACAATGGAAAATAATATTACTTACTTAACTCCAGAAACTTTAGGAGTCGTTAACCAACCATTAGGACATGTTACAGGAACAAGAAGTGTTTCAGGAAACTTTACTTGTTATTTAAATAACGAGACAGGTGGAAGTGCAGACTTATTTGAAGACTTAATTGAAGCTAATACAGTTGTAACTAATAGTTTTAATACAGTATTTAAAATAGGTGGAACAACAGCTCCAAAGATACAAATCGATTTACCGAAATGTCACTTTGAAGTACCCGCTCATTCTATTGATGATATAATTTCAGTAGAAACAAGTTTCCATGCTTTACCAGCCTCAGTAGATCCGACAACTGCTGATCAGTTTGAAGCAAAAGTTACTTATACAGGTAGTTAATACCAATTAACCCGGGGAGGGTAACTCCTCCCCTTTTTTAAGGAATACAAATGGAAGAAAACAAAAAAGTATCACTAGCGAGTTTATTAACTCCAAGTAAAACAGTAACAGTAGACTATCCTGAATTTGAAGGATTTACTGTTGACCTCTGTTACTTAGCAAGAGAAGAGTTACTTAAATTAAGAAGTAAATGTCTTACTCAAAAGTTCAACAGAAAAACTAGAGCATTTGAAGAGCAAATGGACGACGATAAATTTTTAACCGAATACTGTAAAGCAGTAATAAAAGGTTGGAAAGGACTTAAGTACAAATACTTAGAAAAAATGCTTTTAGTTAATTTAGCTAACGTTAAAGATTTAAATGGTGAGTTAGATTATAGTCAAGAAGATGCAGAAATACTTATGAAAAATGCGTCTGACTTCGACATGTGGGTTACGGAGGTGGTAGGTGACCTAGAAAATTTTTCTCACAGCAAGTAGTAGAAATACTTGCAAAATTGGATAGACATTATAAAGAAGGTATGCTACCAATAGACACATATTTGAGAGTATGTGAGGAGTTAGGAGAAGAGCCTGACCCAGATAAAATGCCACCAGATAGAAGTGAGTTTCCAATAGAAGTACAAGAAGCTTTTACAATACATGATTTACTTCCCGATAGATGGGAAGGAATGAGTGGTTCATACTTAGGAAAAGATTATTCCGCACTTGGAACTATGTTAAAAGAATTTAATATAAAAGAAAGACAATTATGTATAGTATTTTTAAAACATATAGAAGCAAGAAACTCACAAACTATTAATAAAGACTTAGAAAGAAAAAGAAAAAGTTCAAAGAACAAAGGCGGAAACGCAGTTAAATAAAAATGGCAAAAGGTAAAAATAGAGTAGTAACCGAATTTAGTGATGGTGACAGTCTTAAAAAATTAGAGAAGAAAGTCAAAAAAACCAGTAGAGGTTTTGATGCACTTGCAACTTCACAAAGATCTGCTGATAGAGCCGGTAAAGGCATAACAGGTCAGTCTTCTAATCAGACTAAAAACTTTTCAAAAATTCAACAAGGGATTAGTGGAGGACTTGTTCCTGCTTACGCGACTCTTGCTGCTCAAGTATTTGCTGTAACAGCTGCGTTCCAGTTTTTATCAAGTGCAATAGATTATAAAAATTTAATAGCTGGACAAGAAGCTTTTGGAGCTGTTACAGGTATTGCATTTCAAACATATACAAAAGGTATTCAAGAAGCTACAGGGGGTCAGTTAAGATTTGCAGAAGCTGCACAAGCAACAGCTATTGGTATAGCTGCAGGACTATCTAGAGCCCAATTAGAAGAGATTGGTACAGCCGCAAAGAATACTTCTCTTGCATTAGGAAGAGATTTAACAGACTCATTTAATCGTCTTACAAGAGGTATAACAAAAGCAGAGCCAGAATTACTAGACGAACTAGGTATCATACTTAGATTAGAACCCGCACTTAAAGCCTATGCAGATTCAGTAGGTAAATCAAAAGAACAATTAAACCAATTCGAAAAATCGCAAGCTGTTGCGAATGAAGTTCTTGGTCAAGCAGAAATGAAATTTGGTAGAATTACAGAAATTATGGATCCTTCAGCTTTTGCACTACAACAGTTTGCAGTTGCTTTTGATGATTTATTAAATAGATTCAAAGTATTGCTAGGTAGTGCCTTATTACCTATGATACAATTTCTTTCTAATAATGTTCCAGCACTTACAGCAGCATTAAGTCTTTTTGCACTTCCAATTATAAAAACAATACTTCCCAACTTTGACGAGATGGGAAAAAGAGCTAAAGAGAATTTTGGTATAGTACAGAAACAAATACAAAAGACGCAAGGAAAAATGTTAATGATGACTGGAGATAATAAAGGATTTAGAGAGTCATCTTCCACGGCAATAAATGATTTAAGATCAAGAGAGGGATTAAAACCTGTGAGTGTTATGCATGGACAAATGACTCGTAGGTCAATTGATGCTCAAATGAAAGAATTAAAAAGAGGCGGAAAGCTTAGAGATATGTTAAATGCTAAAGAGCGTGCACAATATAAAAGACACTTAAGAATACAACTACTATCTTTAGAAATTTCTGAAAAGAAGAAAAGAGGAGAATTTCAAAAAACAGCTACATTTTTTAATTTACAAACTCAAAAAATGGAACTTCAATACAGAAAAGCACAAGTAAGAATGATAACATTTTCTCAGTTTGCTGCAAAGCAAATGAACAGAGCATTTATGGCAGCAGGAGTTATTGGAGCATTAGTTCTAATTGGTAGTCTTGTGGTTTCTGCATTTAAAGCGATAAGAGGTGAAAGCCCTTTTAAAGCAATTAATGATGATATTCAAGCCGCTACAGAAACTCAAAAAGGGTTAAATAAAGAGCTTGCAAAAATGCTAGAAGTTAGAAAAGAAGGTCTTATTGCTCAAGGACAAGAAACTTCATTACAATTTGCAAATATGTTAAAATCTGCAGGAACACTTAAATCTTTAGCAGACTTTGAAGCAAATAGAAGAGCAATAGCAAAACTTCTAATGGAGAAAGGTGCAACTCAGTCATTTATTTCAGCGCAAACAAATCCTCAGATAAAAGATATAATGGAACAACGTACAAGTATGAGCAATGGACCTTATGGAGGTACCAGTTTCGAAACTGTTAAAGTAGGGGAAGAAACAACGATTGCAAATAAAAATTTAAATAAACAATTTCAAGAACAAAGAGAAACTTTAGCTACTCTAAGAGATGCAGCTGTAGGCCCTCTTAAAAAAGAATATGCAGCTTTATACGATCAATTTCTTAGAGGAGAGCCTATAACAAAAGACCAAGCGGAGAATATAAGAAAATTAGAAGGTCGTTTTATTGGTATGGCAGACAGAGTTGCAAAAGCATCTGAAGTAAATAAAACATATCAACAATCTTTAACAGGAATGGCAGGAAAAGGATTACCTTTCCAAAATCAAAGAAGAGCTTTAAATGATATGATGAGAACTGTTGAAGCTCAAATTACAATGGAAAAAGAAGGAGTAGAGAACGAATCAGAAAGAACTCAAAAAAGTAAAGATCAACTAGCAACAGATAGAGCAAGACTTCAAGTACTACAAAATTTTAAGGTAGAGCTAGGAGAAATAGTTGACAAAGAAGTAGAAAGATTAGAAACTTTAGAAGCAAATAATAGAGCTAGAAGTATAGCTTCTCGAGCTGTAACAATAGAAGATAAACTATTACATTTAAATACAAAAAATTTAAAAGCAGAAGAAAAAAGTCTAAAAGTTAAACAAGATTTAAGGAATGCGCAAGCTTCATTAAATGCTTTAGAACAAAAAGGGTATAAAACTACATCAGAGTTTATGACAGAGGAAGGAGTGTTAGATCAAGCAGCTTTAGATGCCTACGTAGAAAACGGAGGAATATTAGAAGAAAATGTAAAAGATGCTGAATTTGCAGTTGATTTAGCAAGAGAGAAAGTCAGTACTGCAGAGACAGAATTAAGAACAACAGAACTATTAACAGAAGAACAAAGAAAACAATTAAAAATTCAATTAAATAATCTAGCTTTAAAACAAAGACAAAATTTAATGGACATTAATAGTGCTAAAAGATCTGCAGGAAGATTAGGATTTAATACTGCATTTGCAGGAACACAATTTGGATCGTTTGCATTAAAACAACAAGGAATTAGAGACGCACAAACTAAAGCTGCAAGAATGCAACTATCTATTGATACACAAAGACAAAATTTAATGGACAAAAATATTGCAAGAAGTAGTCAAGAATTTCAAACAGAATTAAGCTCTATACATAATAATGAAGCAAAACTAAAATTATTAAAAGAACAAACTAGATTCCAAGAGGAAGCCTTAACATTAGGGGGTCAATTACAAAATAGTTTTGCTAAAGGTATGGAGGATATGTTTACTGCCTTCTTTACAGGAGCAAAAACAGCAAAAGAAGCTTTTGCAGATTTAGCAATGTTTATGTTGAAAAAAATGGCAGAAATAGCAGCTCAACAAGTAGCAATGAGTATAATGACAAATATGTTTGGCTTAACAATTCCTATGGCAAGAGGTGGAGTTATACGAGGATATAGAGGTGGCGGAATTGCAACTGAGCCTACTTATTTAGTAGGGGAAGGTAAACATAATGAAGCTGTTGTACCTTTACCAGATGGAAGAAGTATTCCAGTAAGCATGACTGGTGGCGGTGCAAATAATAATATAAGTATTAATATTGATAATAGTGGTAATGCAAGTTCAACAGGAATGAATGGAGCACAAGGAGCTGCTCTAGGAAAAGCAATTGCAGCAACAGTAATGGAAACAATACAGAGAGAAAAAAGACCTGGAGGAGTATTAAGTAGATAATGGCAACAGGAATAAGACAAAATGGTGGAGCAAATATAAGTGGATTTTCTGCGGTAGTTCCTGTAGATAAAGGATTTACTAGATCTTCTTCTCCAAAAGTTCATACATCAGGATTTGGCGATGGGTATAGCCAGAGAATAGCTGATGGAATAAATAATTTACAACAAACAATGACTGTATCATTTAGTACACGACCAAAAGCAGAGATAGATGATTTGGTAGCTTTCTTTGAAAGTTTAGGAGGTGTAGATAAATTTGAATTAATTATAGACGATACAAATGGAAATGAAACTATAAAAGTGCTTTGTCAAACATGGAATCAAACATGGGCGTATGATAACTTTTACAGTTTATCGTGTTCTTTAATAAGGTGTTATGAGGCATGACGGAAAAAATTGCAATCAAGGAAGTTCAAGGTTTAGAACAATCTTCTGGACTTGTAACTTTATATGAAATAGACAAAATTACAACAGGAAAAGCTTTCTTTACTCATGCTTTAGATAGTGATTTAAATGCTATTCAAATGTATGATTATGATAATAATAGTACTTTACGAACATATCAAGCAGTTCCAATAGAACAAGAAGGATTCGAAATTAGTGGTCAAGGTACAGCACCTAGGCCTGTTATACGATTTTCAAATATTACTACAGACTTTGAAACAGAATTAGGAACTTCAGATTTTCAATCTTTAGTCGGTAAAAAACTTTACAGAAGAAAAACACTAGCTAAATATTTAAAAGACGGGAGTGCAGACCCTGGCAGTGGAAATACTCCAATAGAGTTTGGTAGACAAGTATGGGTTATTGACAGAGTAGAAACAGAGAATGCACTAGAAGTTGCCTTTGAAGTAACAAGCCCTTTCAGTGTAGAAGGATTAGTACTTCCTTACCGTGTGGTAGGGCATAATGCATGTCCATGGGTATTTCAAGGAGTAAGTCCTACTAAATCAATTTCTGAAAGAAGAGGAGGGTGTACTTGGCACGAAGAAGGAAAATATAATATAACTGGAACAACTTATAATGTATATGTAAATGAAGATGATGAATATCTTTTACCATCTTCAACTAGTTTTTCGACTTATACTTCAGGGACTAAAGTTGCAAATACTTATCATAAAACTACAACTACTCTTGGAATAGCAAGTGGCGTAAGAAGATATAATAAAGATGGTACAATCGACACAGGGGCAGATGGCAGTACTGTAATAAATTACTGGCAAACAATAAGAGCTACTACTGAGGCACCCTCTGATAGTAGTGATGACTGGAGCAGAATTAGAGTATTTGAAAACTATAATGCAAGTACAACTTACTATGCTTATACTGATGATAGGCATAATAACTATGTAAAAGCTACTTCAGGAACTGCTTTTATATGGAAAGCAAAAATAACAACACAGGGTAATGTACCTGGATTTGGACAGTATTGGAGAAGAGGAGATCTTTGTGGAAAAAGAGTTTCTTCTTGTCAATGTAGATTTGGATTTAATCCTATAAATTCAGGAACAGCAAGTAGTACAGGTAAAGCTTTAAAAGATACAAGTAAAGTATTACCTTTTGGAGGATTTCCAGGTGCAAGAAAATTTAAGTAAACTACTACCAGAAATCTATGACCATATGGCAAAAGCGGCTCCAATGGAAGGATGTGGATTGATTATTGACGAAGACGACCCTTCTTTTATTCCTCTGAGAAATATGAGTGAAACAAAAAATCACTTTGAGATTGACCCAAAAGAATTCGTTAAGTACTCGATTATTTCAAAAATATTATATGTAGTCCATAGTCACTATATGCAAGATTGTCGCCCAAGTCAGCATGATAAAGATGCTGCAAAAATTTTAGGTATACCATATCTAATCGTATCACTACCAGAAAAAGGAGAATATATTTATGACCCATGTTAAATTATTAGGAGAATTAGGAGAAAAATTTGGCACAGATTGGAAATCTGGGTCTAGTTCTTTGCGTGAAATTTTTAAGTTAATTGATTGTCAATATGATGGGTTACAAGATTATTTAGTAGAATGTGCAAATAAAGGTATAGGATTTACAGTAAAAAATGGAAATGATTTTTTAGATGATGATTTAAATGACTTTATACTTCCAATTCTAAAAGACACTGTTGTTATAACTCCAGTTCCTGCAGGTTCTGGTAAAGGTATTAAAAAACTTATTGCTGCAGTTTTTATAATGTATGGGCTATTTCATCTACCTGGATTAGGTGGCGCAATGACAGAAGGGGGTACAATGGGAGCAACTACAAGTAGTAAGACTGTAGAATTAGGAAGTGTACAATTTGCTAGCACAGGAGAAACAATATCAATGACAACTGATATAGCAGTAAGCGTAGGACAAGAAAGAGCAGCTGCTTTGACTACATCAGAAGCATTAAAGTATGGGGCTTCTCTAAATACTGCAGGGTATGCAGTTATGGGAACAGGAGCTATGTTAGGTATTACAGGGCTAACAGAATATATGATGCCAGACCCCGGAGATCAAACAAGCGATCCTTCATTCCTATTTAATGGAGCAAATTCTAACATTGAACAAGGACAACCAGTTCCAGTACTATATGGAACTATGAAAATAGGCGGGTCTGTATTGAGTCAGGGTTTTCAATCAGGCGAAATAAATAACACAACATTTGATATGCAGGCAGGCACAGCACTGCCTTCTTATATTGGGAGTGCAAGCGGGGGTACTGCTTCAAGTGGTGGTAGTTCGGGCGGTAGTGGCGGAGGCACGGCACATAGATAATGGCAAGATATAGTTCAGTACCTTTTGGAGTAAAAACTAATACAGATAGAAAGAAACCAGATAAAAGTCAGGTAGCTGTTACTTACGATTTATTAAGTGAAGGCGAGATAGAAGGCTTAGCAAATGGTTTATCTTCTGTATTTATTAATGATATTCCAGTATTTGACAAAACTGCGAATGAAATAATAAAATTTAGAGGCGCAACTTCGAATACTACCTCAGGATCTAATCAAGTTTCTCATGTTCAATTCGGAGAAATAGATGATTTAGTTTTAGATAACTTATCAGGTTTAAGGTTAGGTACAAGACATGTAGTAGTACAATCTGCATTAGCAAAAGCAACAAATGCAAGTGCAACTGCCGATACAAATATAATAACAACAGGTAGTAGTTTTTTTACTACTGCAATGATAAACCAACTATTTAATAATAAGATTCAAGGTTTTGTAAGATTAGAAGGAGCAGGACCTTCAGGTTCAACTTTAGTAACAAAAGCAACTTTTATCAGTTCTACACAGATTAGAACTTCTCAGCCTATTTCAACAACAGTATCAAATAAAGACTTACATGTAGATTTAGTTACTACAATAGCAAGCATCTCAGGAAATACTGCAACTTTGTTCGCAAATGCGGGTGTAACACTTACTGGAACTCCTGTAAGTATCTCCGGCGCAGATATAAGTCAAACTAAACTTGAAAGTTTATGTAATATTGAAAACTTTGGATTTAGTTTAGCAACAGGAACTATTAGTCAAGACCCTATAATTTTAAATACTAATTTTGGGCAATCTTCAATTATTGCAAGTCCAAATATAGAAATGTTACAAAATAACATTCGAGCAAACATTGGAACAACAGGTAATGCTGCTAAAAACGGTGGAAACTATAATGATGCAGAAATAGATGAAGAAAGTCAAAATCAAGGAACAGCAGCAGATACTCTACTAACTTCAGCATTTTTAGGTGTATCTAACCCTAGTGAAGTAGATGAAATTCATTTAACTTTTAATTTTCCACAGTGTCACGCATTAAAAAGTAGTAGTGGAGCAAAAGGTCCTTCTTTTGTTGAACTACAGATATTCTTTGAATTTAGTACAGATGGAGGCTCTAGTTTTCCTATTAGCGCGTTAGCTTTTGGTGATTCTGATAATGATATACTTAATCGTTCTGAAGGAATTAATGCATTTATTTCAGGATTTAATTTTATAAATAATGGTCAAATTAAACCAGACTCTCCTCAATATACTAGTTTTGTAGAAGAATTTGTAATAAATACAGAACAGTTCCAACCTTATGATGATTGGAGAATTCGTATTAGAAGAATAAATGATTTAAATTTTAAAGATAGTTCTTTTCAACATACAAATCCTTGTACACTACAAACTGTAGAATCTATAGTTAAAGATAAGTTTTCTTATCCTCATAGTGCTTACGCGGCAACTTCATTTAATGCAAAAGATTTTAATAGTCAACTTCCTGAAAGATCCTTTACTTTAAAAGGATTAAAAATTCAAGTTCCAACAAATTACCGTACTCGTGAAGAAACAGGAACAGCTGCTTCGTATACAAGAAATGTAAGCACAGGAGCAACAGAAAGCTCTTATCAAAACTGGGACGGAAATTTTAGAGGAGATGTAAATACTTTTAATGAATCTTCTATTAATCATAATAAAGTTTTTTGCGATAATCCAGTTTGGGTATTTTATGATTTACTAACTAATGAAAGATACGGTATTGGGCAATTTATTGATAAGTCTCAAATAGATATATACGAGCTATTTAGAATTGCAAAATATTGTGACGAATTAGTTCCCGATGGAAATGGTGGAACAGAACCTAGATTTACTTGTAATGTATATCTAGGAAAAGGTGCAGAAGCAACAACAGTATTAAAACAATTTGCTAGTATTTTTAGAGGGATTGCATTATGGAATGAAGGGAGCCTTACTGTTGCAGTAGACAGACCAAAACAACCTGTTTTTCAATTTACAAAAGGTAATATTATAGGTGGTCAATTTAACTATGAAGGAACAGGAGATAGAGTTAGAACTAATCAGGTAAAAGTAACTTGGAACGACCCAGATGACAATTTTAGACAGTCAACAGAATACGTAGAAGACTATGACTCTATAGCGGATACAGGAAGAATTGTAAGGTCAGAACAACTAGCTTTTGGGTGTACCTCAAGAGGACAGGCGCATAGATTAGGAAAGTGGAAGTTACTAAGTGAACAAAATGAAAATGAAACAGTATCTTTTTCAACTTCTTTAAATGCTGCAAGTTTAAAACCTGGAGATATAATACTTGTACAAGATGCAGACAGAGATAGATCTTCTTACTCTGGTCGTGTATCTAATTCTGGAACAAGATCAACTACAGTAATTCCTTTAGATAGAACAATTTCTCTTCCTGCATATAATAGTAATTTTAAACATGAGCTTCATTTAATTTATCCAAGCGGTGGAGCATACTTACAAGAAGAAAGTGCAATAATTGGTGGCACAACTTTCTTTGAGGGAGATTTAATACTAAGTATTACCAGCTCAACAGCAGCAGCCAATGCCAAAGATGACAGTAATAATCCAATAAATGTTGTATGGTCAGAAAATACTAGGGTAGAAAGACAAAGAGTTACTACTTCAGCAGGAAATGTAAATTCTTTAACAGTTGCAAGTGCTTTTAGTTCTGTGCCAAATGCTGAAGTTATATGGGCATTAAAACTTTATAATACTGATGGTACTGTAAAAACAGGAACTGCAAAAGAATATAGAGTAATAACAGTAAATGAAGAAGATGATTTTCTGTATGAAATAACAGGGTCACTTTACCACAAAAATAAATTTTTAGAAATAGAGAGAGGTTACAATATTGCTCCTAGGCCTCTAAAAACAATGCCTGATCCAGAAGATATAGTTCCTTCTCCTAGAAATATAGTTATAAATGTTCAACCAATAACTACAGAAGATACTGATGGATCTACAGATGATGGAACTCTTACAGGACACAAAGTTGTTATTACATGGGATTACCCACAAGAAAACGGGGCAAAGTATAAATTTTGTAATGGATTTGAAATTCAACATGATTTTTTAAATTCAAAAACTGTAGAACTCGTAGGTTCTTCAGAACAAGCCTTAAATGTAAATAATGTCTCAGCAGGAACATATAGAGTAAAAATTAGAACTAAATCAAGTATTGGAACAGTTTCTCCATTTTTACAAAGAGAAGTAACTATTACAGAAAGAGAATTACTTCCACCAACAAAATCAAGATTAGAACAAATACAAAGAGGTGGTGAAGTAAATCAAACAATTGGCTTAGCAGCAAATGGTACAGTTTCTCTTGGAAGCAGCACTTATACAATGACTTCTCCAGATGGTTCTATATTTTCTAATACTAATAGCAATTCTGCTACTCATACTCAAGCATTTGCAGGTATGGGAGCAAGTGCAGAAGCATTTTTACTTTTTGATACAAGCGAATCTACAGATAGATTAAAAGCAATACAAGTACATACAGATAGTGGAAGTACTCCATCAATAAACTACATAAAAGAAGTAGGAGCCTCTAATAATGGTCTAACAGCAGGAAGTGGTAGTATACAAATAAATCAATTTTCAAATCAAGTAAATGGTACAGGAACTTCTTTTGAGTCTGATTTTATAGCAGGAGATTTATTTAGAATAGCTGGTGGAAGTAGTACTACTAGAACAACAAGCGGCTCTATTACAAATTCTAAATCAGTTACTCTTTCTAGTACAAATAGTAATATAAAAGTTGGTCAAACAGTAACAGGAACTGGAATAATTAATCCATGCCATGTCTCAGAAATTAGTGGAACAAGTTTAACTTTATCAAATCAACAAACAATAAATAGTGGTGTTACTTTAACTTTTACACCTTTAATTACATATGCTAGGGTAAGATTTGTAGAAAGCGACACTTTATTATTTTTAGATGAAACAACAAATAGACCTTATAATGAAGCTGAATATTTTAAACAAAGCTTTATACCAGATACAAATTCAGACTTTATACTTGCACGAATAACCACAAATGGAAGCACAGCTTATACATTAGCAGATCAGTTTGTAACTTCTGCTCCTGCCGACTCTCCTCAGTTTGTAAAAGGTAATGTATATTTTAGTGCTTGGAATGGTACTAGTTCTTTACCAAGTACTCCAACTGCAAGTGCTTTTGTATTTTCTACTAAATCTTTAACTGGTTTAACAAGTGGCTGGAGTCTATCCAAGCCTTTACCACCTTATGCTGTTTCAGGATTTAGCTTTAGAGAAGGCGATGGTAGTGTAACTTTTGATACTGTAAGAGGAGTTTCAAGTTGGTTAAGACTACCTCCAGATGATTTTAGAATAGAAATAGATGATACAAATAGAAGAATCAAAATAAGACCTGATGTAAATGACACAGGATTTGACCAAGTTACAAGTGCAACACAACTATTCAATGATAGGATAACAACAAATGCAGACGGTACAATAAACTATGATGGCACAACAGCAGTAGCACCAAATATAAATAATATAGTTGACTCTGGAAATACTAAAACTGGAGCAGCCAGAGGCTTTGCAGGATTAGCAGCAAATGGAGATGTAAACAGAGCAGTGCCTACAGGTAAAGGTGGTACTGGCGAAACAAATACAAATAAATTCTTAAATAGTGACTTAGGCATTACTTTAGATGGAACTACCATTACACTTACAAAAGCAGGAGATACTAATTCAACTGATACTGTACCAAGTACTCTTAAAAACTCAACAATTAGTATAGATGGAAATGGTAAAATAACAGGAGCAAACTCTGCATTTAATAGCGTAGTGCTTTCAAATGATAAAATAGTATCTAGCAATGTAGTTGGAACAGGAAAATTATTTGCAACAACTTTACCCGAAGATGGAGCTACACTAGGAGCTGTAGCAGGAACAAATTTAAAAGATAGTGGTGGTGCTAGTTTAGGTGATGAAGATGTAAGGAACAGCGACTTATCTGTAGATTTTACAGGCAACACAACTTTTAGGATTAAAAAAGGTAGCACAGTTATTGATACACAGGCATTTAACAAAGGTAATGTCGGCCTAAGTGATTTAAATTCATTAGACTCAGCACAGAATAGTAAGCTAACAGGCATAGAGGCAAGTGCTACTGTAGGTGCTAGAGCAGGAACTAACTTAAAAGCAGC